TGTTGTGGTTTCAGTCCTTATCTCCTTTGCTGGCTTATTGCACGATAAGAGCACTATGGCTGTTAATCCGGCTATAACAAGCCAAGCCCATTTTACGTATAAATCATAGATTGTTTTATTCATATTCGTCTCCTATTGTTAACCATTAATAATTGTTTCTCCTGGAATATTTTCCCACCTAGCTTTCATGCGTGTCATTGCCTCGTCTGGAACACCATGCTGATTTTGCCACTGGCCCTTGGACGCTACCACTCTAACTGGAACGTTAAATTTTCTGCCCATTTCAAAATATGGTTCCATTTCCCGCTTAGTTGTAAAAGTATTAGACACCACGCAACTTTGTCCAGCCGCCAATGCTTCACTGGCCTTCTTTTGGCACCAACCATGCGCAATGCTTATTTGTGCCGGATTATATACATATTTCCCATCTTTTATAAAAAACATATCAGCTTCAAAATTAGGATAGCCAAGACTCCTGGCATAAGTAGATTTCCCGGATCCTGGAAGTCCACGCACCAAAACCAACTCTTGTCCATTGTCGTCAGCCCTTATTAACCATTCCATATTAAACTCCTTGTTTTGGCGGCGGCTGTGGCGGTTTAGTATTGTCTGACAAATCTAAACTAATACCCCAGGCTGAGAACTTAAAATTTGTACGCTTAAGAACGTACACCATCATCATGACGAAAAATAAAAAAGAACACACATAAAATATACCCATACATTTGTCAGCAACCATAGTCATAACTTGAACCTTAGTCACATCGTCTAGCTTGGATGCAAATTTAGAAAACAGTGTTATAAAATAGAACACACAGAATGTCCATATAGCCGTTACGCCATATAACACACGAACCCTGACAGAAGACATATTCTCTACTTCTGTGCGCACGGCCTTTGCCACAACATTATCTTTTTTCTCTGTGGTTTCCATATTATCTTCTCCATTTATTACACAATGTCACAACTTTATAACCATCTTCTATATGACATTCGTATTGATATACCCAATATTCTGTATTAACATAAACATCGCTTTGCTCATACCAAACCTCTGGCATAACTAACCTCTATGTGTTTGGAGCCCAATTTCTGCATCTTTCTACACGGTCTTTAAGCATTGGCAACGCATCATATTTTTCCCCATTATCGTTGGTTAGCCAATATCCATTTGGATAAAACCTATTCAATAGTGCTATTCTTGCGTCACATATGCCATTAACATCTTGATGCAACTTCATAAAATCATTAGCCCTATTAATTCCACTATTCACTGCGACATCAAAACAGCATAAAGCGTAGTGCGCATCTGCAATATTCGGGCCACCAATTGGCAACCAATATTCTTTCCAATACAGAGGTTTAACAGCGAATATCGCATCCTCATATGAGAGCATCCACAAATTATCTAGCAACTCTTTGCTGTGTGAAGACTCAGCTATTCCACACACGGTTCTACCACCGGTGTCTCCTTCAGTATTAGATTTATAATCTCCAGGAGAACACTCTTCAGCCATCGTAAACTTAAAACACAGGTTAAAATGATCCTGAGAATTTGGCGTGGCAGGCTGATCGGCTTTTTCTAGATCATCTTGTAAACTCATTCTCCCTCCATTTTATACATTACCCAACAATCCCATACTAAGCTTGGGTCTTTGGCATAATTATAAGGAAGATAAAAATACCCACCCTTACCCCACTTATCGCCCCAGGAATTTCTCACAATTAACAGACGTTTTGTATCATCATATCCAACTACAAGCACAGCGTGGGCACCGATGATAGACTCTCCCTCTTTGGGCATCTCTACTATTCCTGTCTGATTAATGCTGCCAAACTCAAATGAGTAATAAACTGTCATACCAATCACTACTGGATACCCTGATGCTATACAAGACCTTATATCATCTAGGGTTTGTATGGCCTTATACTCATCCACCTTGTGTGCGCTGGCGCAAGAATAACAGTCGTCCCTCGGTTTAGTCGACACCATATTTGGGGAATATGGCCATTCCTTTTCATTACACACTCCCTGAGTGGCTAACGCCTTAATGGCATCTCTAATATTGCAACCGCTATCAGAGTCTGCCAAACCCTCCAAATCTCTAGCATTATAATACACGAACAACCTGCTTAAGTCTTTGGAATACCAATTTATTATCCTAAAAAAATTAAGCACTGCTCTACCAGCCTTTATGGCAGTCAATTTAATCCACGCCAAAACTGAAAGCTTTGGGGCAGAGGCCTTAATTTCCAACATCTCTAAAGCCGATGTGGTGGCATGCGCAACACAGGCGCCAAGCGGAGATTGATTCTCTATTGGAGAATCGTACAGTCTAAGATCCATTTTGGCTGGCAGCGAAACCATTCTTGGTGCCATAAATATGTGATCTCTTGCATCCCTATCTTGTTTGCGACATCCGTATTTATTTGGCATATTCTATTATCTACCTCTTTAGCTTATCAACATTATTTGCCATATCAAGTTGTGCAATTACACTAGCTCTAAATGAGCACATAGGCTTTTCAACAGTTACGTCCTTTTCATCTTTAGTATATAGGACTATATAGAGAGCGCATTTTGGTCCTATACATTTTTTCCTAAAGCCACAAATAGTCTGAAAGCATTTCATATTCGGTTCTCCTTTAAAGCAAATTTTAATACTTAATACAGAAATACATTGGAACAAAAGGCGGAGTGGTGGTGACACTAGACCCACTAACGGCTGTACCGCCGTTTGTGCTAACCATGCTATGTGTGTGGGCGCCTGAAGGCCATGTGTTATATGTTGTACCGCCTTCATTGGTTGCGTAGTTATACCCAGGGTAATGGTCACTTGTTGGACCATCAACGTAATATCTTTGCCTGTGAGCGTGGTCACCTGGATTATCTGTCACGTGCGCATGATGTGGTATGTTCGCCGCAACAAGGGAAATTGTGTGACTGCCGCCGCCCACTCCCAACACTCTGGCTGATCCATTAACTGCTCCGGCATCTACTCCTATAGGGAACTTATTCCTCATGTCTGGGAGCACGGCACAGCTTGTTGATGTTACTGATATAAATGGTGAGCCAGGAAGATTTCTCAGATATTGCACTAAGTCGTAATATTGCACTCCGGTTACAGTGGCTAACACTGAACTCGGATCGTAGCTGATGGTTTGGCCCTTTAGTTCTAACCAACCATCTGACACTCCTAAAAATTGCATGATAGCGCCGACAGGAATTAAAGACGCCCCCTGTTGATTTGCTCCAGAGTTAATATTCTTGGTTGATATAGAACCAAACGTGCGCCGATCTATCACGCCTGAATTTACCGTTCCTGGCACAACAATCTCTCCCGTGCCGCCGACGATATCCATGGTGCATATAAGTAAATAATCATTTGCGATTATTTGTGCTAAAGAAACAGTGTCATCTGTATTAATTTTACCGGAGTTGTCTATGTATATATATACTGAACGATTACCACCGGTACCATATGTGTGCGTCCAAATCCCAGTGGTAACGCTGTTAGCTGACGCAATATCTGACGCCGAAAACCTTTTACCACCTGACACTATCCCCCAATCGCCGGGTGGCATATATAGATGGATTGTTGTTAGCGCAGAACCATCTATCACGGGATACAAAAGACTGATATTCGACGTTACTGGAGTTGACCCGTTAATAATAAACGCCGTGTGTTCCTCATTTCTGTGGGTGGTCATATCCTGACCAGTATACCCAAGGTCGTAAATGGTCTGCCCATGAGGGTTATTCGCACTGACTATCCCTGAGCCACCGCCGTATGACGGACTACCAACAGCCGCTATATGCGCCTTAAGATCTGAGTAACTACCAGGATTATATGTCGCCGTAGCCTCTGATGTGGTCGCCGGGACATATATTCCTACAGTTTTATAATTCTGAAGGAACTTCTGTCTGATAGTGCTATTATCTATATCTATGTTTGCTGATGTTAATAACCCAATGCCAGTGCTTTTTACGCTCCCAATATATACGGCATTCGGATAAAGATTGTGGATATATGACCCGTTTGCCTGCACCGCTACACATGTTGGCGTGGCCTCCATTATAATTCTATATCCATTTTTCTTATATGGATACATTTTAATACCAGTTTCCTGATCTGTGGAATACTTGGTATTTCTACTATTCCAGTCGCCCCACGTATAATTATCGGTAGACGCATCATAATGATTTAAGTCTGCAAGAGTATCAACTCTATCTATGAATATGTAGTTGGTTACTGCAGCTGCATATGAGGGATACAAAGATATACCGACATTACCTGTGGAATATGGAATTGGTTGTGCTTGTATTTGCGCATCTGAACTATCAAGAGACAGCGGCCAGGTATATAATCCGACAGTCACCGTAGCAACTTGCGTATCTGCTACCACTGATTCTCCGGAGAATATCTCAATCCTCTCACCTAAAGCATTATAGGCAACACCGGGGCCTATATCTATTTTAGTGTGATCTCCGGAATTAACAGTAATTGGAAACGGCGTCGCTGTATTAACTATTCCATTTTGGAATATATCTGACACACGCTTCCTAATCTCATTATCCTTGTTATTTTGGATTAAATTGTGGTCCTCTGTGAGAATCTCCATATCACCGAATATTTTTACTGTTTTCATTGTGAATCTCCTTTAATTAAAATAACTAGTGTTGCTGTTTTTTCTAGTTGGGTATTGAACATCAGAATCTGCAATACTTGGGACGTATACGGCTGAAGCCTCATTGCTAAACTCTCCGCTAACATCGGTATTTGTTGCTACAATTTTATAAAAATATTGGGTGTTATATTTTATATCCGCATCAACATAAACAATATTTTTATTACCGTAGCTATCGTTTGAGGTGACTGTCGCAATTTTTGTATAACCGTACCCATGAGTATTGGCTGTTCTCCAAATATCATATGATGTGATAACTGCTGAAGTGTTGGGATCCCATTTAATAACCGCATACAAATCACTTTTAAAAACACTTACACCAGTGACCTGTTCTGGTGGTGCATCTGCGGTTGAACATGGGCCCACATCAACACTGGAGCAGGTTCCTTGATCGCAATTAGCGCATGGGCCAACAGTAGAATCGTCTGTAAAGATACATCTTGTAGAATCATTATTTAAACACTGACCTTCATCACAACTTCTACATGGGCCTAAATCTGTATTTGAGCAAGGCCAATCAGTAATATCATTAATTTTACATGGCCCATCATCACACAATAAACATAAACCATTATCTCCACTGCCACAATGTCCGTCATCTCCTTGGAAACAGCTTCCTTTATCTCCATTTATACACTGTCCTTCATCGCAAGCAGAACAAATACCTGCATCTAATCCTTTACATATCCCTTGATCACATCCTGTGCAAGAAGCCTGGTCCCCACCTGAACATTTCCCTTGGTCACATCCTGTGCAAGAAGCCTGGTCACAACCAGAACACTTTCCAGAATCATTTTGTTGACATGGCCCAACATCTCCAGCAGAACATTTACCTTGGTCACACGAAGCACAAGGGCCTTGGTCGCAGACAGAACAAGAGGCTTGGTCGCAATACGAGCAGGGGCCGATGTCGTTAGGGCAGTGAGACCACTGGTCGCAGACAGAACAAGCGGCTTGGTCACATAAGAAGCACCTACTCTGGTCACAGAAGGAGCATCTGTTTTGGTCACAGGAAGAACATGCACCGAAATCCCCACTAGAACACAGACCGGCGTCAAGATTAGTGCAAGGGCCTAGATCGTTGTTAGTGCAGGGGCCTTGGTCACAATTACTGCAAGGTCCGCCATATACTAAATCGTTTGCTACACAGGCCATTAGTTTCTCCTATTAAGAATTATACACATAATTTACACGAATATGAGCTGGCTTAAGACGTTCTATAACATTGCTTATAATATCTTTTAAAATATATCTATAATTTACGGTATATATGTAAGACTTGGCAGGCTGCGCCCCGGTACCCCATAATATAGTTCCACCGTCTCTATCTAAGGTGTAGTCCACACCCTCATAATATGTTATAGAGTCAGCGACAATTGTTGTTAAACTTCCATAAGAATATGAAACTGTAAAATCAATATTAAGAGGCGGCGGATGAATCCATGTCACCACGCCACTACCTCTGTTGACCGTAAAATCCACTCCCTCTGTCAACTGCGTTGTTGTGTTGGTCAACCCTGTATACAATATGATAATATCGCTTACGCTATTTGGCACCACAGAATATTTAGAGGTGTCGTAACCAAGCGTGAACGTTGTTGTCGCCCACCCAACCCCAATATGCATTTCATTATTTACGTCAAATTTTGCCATATTACGATTGGTCAAAACGTCTTCTTCGCCATCTCCGGCCTTCACTACTCGCTCTGCCGTTACTGCTCTTGACGAATTATTAACTGTCAAAATAACGCTGTACGCTTTTTGATTACCAGAATACGTTACTACTCCAGGGTTAACCTTTATCCTTGTTTCTTCATTCGGAATATCGTGCACAAAACTATGTGTCTGTGTTGCAGCCACAGTGGCGTACTCTACAGTATAATACGTTGTTGGAGTAGGCGTTGCGCCAACCCACGTTATTTTCCCATTGCTACCAACATTTGATATTGTATAATCAGTTGTCGGTGCATATTGTTTATACGAATCATAAACACTAATATAACTTAATGTGCTTGGTGCCCCATATATGGTTGTGGAAAGAAAATCAGAAGTGGCCAAGTTGTCACGAAATATTAATTCTTTTTTTGTTTGTAGCACGTTAGCGCCATCACGTTTAGGATATTTATACACCTTCCAGCTTTGTAGTGTCTGGTCTATTGTTGGTGTAGCACCTGTAATGGCAAAACACGCAGTTGACATGGCATATATTGTACCGCCATTCAAGTATGCTTCTTTTAGCCCAGTCAGCATAGTTCGGTACTCTGACGCTGAAAAGTCACTCGGTTGTCTAGCGTACATCAAGGATCCAAAATTATTATATAATTGGTCATCACGAGCTAAATCAAATATTGAATCGTTCTTTATTCTGGCTTTTTCTACAAGCCTGTCCATCTCTTCCGAAGACTCTATTTCATAATATAAGTACGTGTTTACGGCTAAATATTCATACGACTTTAAAACAACATTAGAATTATCAGTAATAACCACTTTAGAAAATCCATACGGATATTTGCCATTAAAATATATCGTTCCAAGCGTGTCTAGAACCATGCACAGAATTGGCGTACCGCCATTGACTATTGCCTTTAAAACTGTACCAACTGAATATTGCGGGTACCAATCTGTGAATAAAAACTCACGGTCTGGCATATATGGAATAATATTTGTGTCTTTGTTATACACAAATTTATTTAGCATATCCACACGTGAATAATATAATGCGTTCATGCCTTTGGTTACGAGCGTTGCCATAAAAACTCCTTAAGAAATTATAACATTACCTGCACGTATATATTCTCTACCAGACACAGTAATAGTGTCTTTAACACCTGTTAAACTTGTTCTATTAAATTTCACCATCGGTTCATGGACCTGATCTAGCCCTGGTATTGTATAAGCCAGTGCTATCATATCAGACTGTTGAAGTTCTACTCCCATTTTATATTTATCTATAGTTGTTGATATTAAGGTTTGAACTTGTTGAGCCACAGATGCTTTAGAATAGCCACTTAAAACCGCTATACTAAATATAATATCTACCGGTGCCTCTATTGCTTGCTTTACAAGCGCTGCATCAAACTGCCCAAATACTATTTTATTCTTCACTTGATTTACAAGATTTTGTATAGTCTGTATATTGCTATTATAAAGATAGGTCACTGTGTATGGAATGGTTGGCGGATTTACGGCAAAGTTTAACCATCTCACACGAGCCGATGCCAATAAACTGCCCTCATAATCCTGATTATAATTACCTTCAAATAATGGTACGGCCAACGCACCATAACCACTAATACTAACTATTGAAGACACTGGTTGATTTGGCAACACAAAAGTCTCTGCTGCAACCGTAACTGTGGCTACGGCCTGAGCTATCTGATTCTCTAATATGTAAATATCGATCTTGCCGCCATATCCTTGATCACGTGTCATAAAACTATCTGTTGCACCGGCCACATAACAATCTGTAACTGCGCTATTTTCTAGAACCAATTTTTTATACCCATCTAAAGTGCCAACATTATTGCCTGAATATACTAATCGTATGCGTGCTATAAAATCTAGGTCTGTTTCCTCATCGGTCCCATTCGCTATTGGAGCCTTATTGGTTATAAAATCCATCCCCGCTGTCGCTGTGTCCATATTATCTATGCTATTATTTGAAGCGTTACCGGCTGACCCTGCGTTAACCGCTTGTACCGGAACTGGAATAGCATATGCCTGAAGATCAGAATCATAATACGTCCCACCAGAAACCGCATACATAGTAACATCAGCGACCACCTGATATTTGACGCCACTTGCCTTAGATGACACAATAGACCCGGTTGATATTGTGATATCAGAATCTCCGGCAATTAACGGTGTATATCTTGCATAATAGACTATACCATCTGCTGACGCTGCTCCCCTCCGTATTAAATCATAATTAGACCCAAGCTTATCTATATAGTCTTCTATATCGCTTATAACATCGTTTACACCAACGCCGTAGGCAAACGCTATCACTGAGAGATAGTTGACGTCCCCAAGCATAGAGATGATTAAATCTAACGATTGTAACCTTTGTATATAATCTGCAATGGCTGTTTCTCTCACTATTTCCTGAGCCGCTGGAATAATGCAGGTATCATTAATAACTGTATTAGGCCCGGTATTGATATTCCTATTACTATTTTTAATCTGTGCTACTAAGCTTTGATATGCCGTAGAATACGACTTAAGCATACTATTACCCTCCGAAGGTTAATGTTATTGTTTCATTAGTTCCAGAGGTAGCCTGAATCCTAATGTAAATTGCCCTTGGATCATTTGCTGCATACCTAACATCAATACTGTTAATAGTGTCTATTTTTTCATTTAAATCAGCTGACTGATTTATCTGATTTAAGTAAGAAAATGCATATGTGATTGAGTTGACTATTTGTTTTTTAATGGTATCACTTTTAACATTTGCATTAATCAACGATTGTAGGTCACTGCCATACCCCTGAAACACCTTGTGCTCACCTATATCGGTCAGTAATATTTTAGCCATGTCCTGTCTAAGTTTTGCCGTAGATTCAACCAGCGCAACCTCCCCATTACTATCATAGGATATATCATTAAAGTTTCCATATGTTTTTGTGTCATTACTGCCTAAAAATTTAAAGTCTTTCATGCAATCTCCTAAGCGCTTAACTGTATCAATAACGAATCTATTTTGGCGGTTAAATCGGTGTAATATGCACTCTGCTGCTTAGCATCTTGAATTTGACCGCCCAATAATGCTGCTCTGTATTTTTCTTCGCTGCCACTGGAGCTGTTCTGTGCTGTTGTTACCTCTGTCGTCACTGCCTCCACTGTCTCCTTCAGCCCGCCAGCTGACGCATCTTTTATAATAGTATCAGCCGGTAATATTTTATTAATTTGATTCATTTGATCAAACACATTAACATTTGGCGCTATCTGAGCAGCTAATTCAGCCTGGGCTATGGCAAGGCTAGCCGACAATATCATTTGTTCTGACTGTTTCTGAATCAAGAATCCCTTTACTGCTGTCAGGGCCGTTGACAAGAGTGATTTCTGATTTGGGTTTAAAGTATCCAAAACATCTTTGCTTGGCAATTTTAATATACTATCCAATTGTTCCGGAGATGGGGACATCTCGTTTTGTACATAAGTTGGGTTATCAATCATTCTAGCATAATCATTGGCAGAAAATAAATTTGGCATTATCCTATTTTAACCCCCTTACTACCCGTAATTATCTTTCCCGTCAAAGACATAGGGGTTGTGTTAGTACCGACGACCGGCAAGGCTGGTATATTTAATTGTATGTCATCGCCAACTCTTGCTGCAAAATCAGTCCCGTTGTTTATATTAACACTCCCGCCTTTTACACTATTAATGCTAATGTTCCCCGCCGCATCTATGTTAACTAGCGCCAACGGTTGTTGCGCTGGCGTATTTTGTGTTAAACTCACAGAACCGTCATTAGAAATGTTTATTCTTAACAATATAGCCGTATCCTTATTTGGTAATGTTTTAGTGATTTCATACCCGCCGTCTTGCCTATGGAGAGTGAACACCCCGCTCGTGCTTCTGACTAATATCTCAGATGCCTGGAGCCAAGCCTTAAAAGCCGTTTTAAGCAGTTTAAAAAATCCTCTGCCTGTTCCCTCTACAAGTGATACATCCCCGCTTGCACCAAGATTGACATACCCACCACCTATTGGGGACTGATATTGCACGTCTCCCAAAGCCAGTCCTGGTAGTCTGGTGTTGCCGTCGGCCATCAACTCACCACGCAACTTAGATTTATCCATATTCCATATTTTAACTATCTTGACAAGTTGCATAGAGTACATAATATATAAAACCATGGCGCCTTTTTGCGGCATCTCCTGCAATGAAATAGAACTATCTAGTTTGGCTGGGATGGTGCCTCCAGAATCAAATGGCCTTATTCCAACCTCATTGGTGTTTGGACTTACTGTTACTATTGTTCCAAGCGCAAGATTTAAATTCATTAGTTAACCTCAAAGTGCATACATATGTCTTTGCTCATCCACTCATGTCCAACATCTATAATTGGAGGAAGATATGTAATGTTGTAAGAGCTATGTGATTTATACTGTTTTTGCATTTCTGACAGTAGCCTATTAATGAAATTCATAAATAACAATGAGTTTGATGAATATGGATAAGAATGCCCAATGGTTGGGTCATTGCTCACACCATTAATATGTAACCTACCTCCACCATCCATCCTCATGTTCGTTAGTGTAAAATCTACCGCCTTACCAACTGTGTGTTTGTCAAAGCTAGAAGACACATTTTTAATACTTGGATTTTGTTTAGCGCTTTCTATGGCAGTTTTTTCTGAATCTGTTGGTGCCCTAAATCCCTGTATAACGCCTCCGGAGCATATCCTTTCTATGTCAAATAATAGGTTATTCCCGGTCGTCATCACCTCATCGCCTAACTCTATGGGCATAAAACATAACATGCTTTTTCTAAAAGGGCACAGGGAAGAATCTAGGGCGATATTCACGGGTGTATTAAATATTACTTTTTTCTGTCCTGGGTCATAGCCGTTATCTGCCTTAGTTGCCAAAAATACCGTAGCAAAAACCTGGGTCCAATTAGATTTTGCTATCTTATCTTGTTCCACAAATTTTATTGGTGATAATCCATCATTTGAGTTTTTCCAAATATCTATAGATATCGCCGTTGATGCGTAGTTTTTATCCTTATGAACACCAATTACATATTCTCCACCATCCACGCTTAATGAGTAAATATTTATTCCATTGGTATATATTAAAACTCCTTTAGGTAAAAAATAACTGAACCTAGACAATACATCGTCGTTGTTAATAAATTCTGCTGATTTTGGTAGCGTTGGAGATTTATATATATTAAACCATTGGCTTACAAAATCTGGCGCCCCTATAATATGATGTTGAAATATAAACATGTCATATCTTTGAAACATTGCTCCTATATCAGACAATGCACTATTGGTCCCTGGCACTATAATGTGCGGTGTAGCCTTATATACGTGTCCTTCGTCAGGCGGCTCAGTAAATATTCCCCATATTGGCTTAATCAAAGAATTATTATAAACCTTAAAACTTAAATCTATTTCTATCAACCTGTTGATCATCGCTTGGTCTATGAAACTGTATGCCCCGGTGGACATAGAGTCGAAGGCATTTTCTGGTATACCAGTTTGAAACATGACTCCGGTTCCAACATCTAAGTGAATTGGAGCCGTATCACCGCTGCAATAATAATTTTGTATCTGACCGAAAGGTAACAACTCGAGTTTCATATTAGATTGATTTGTTAAATCTGTAAACTTCATATATGCTATTGTATCTTCTTTTGACACGTACCAATAGAATCCATTCTGTTTTTTAGCTGGGTTAGATATGTTTTCCATGAGCCTACTTTTTTGAACATTAGTTTTATTTGGCCCATCACCCTCAGCGCTAGATGGTTTTGCCTCTATTTGTAGCATAACATCCAAGATTGTTGGTATTATTTTAAAACAATACACACAAGTTCCGGCGGGGATGGACCGTAAAAACTGTTTGGCAACCCCAATGCGCACACTTTTTTGTTGCTCTGATTGATAGAGGTTGAAATCATCTTCATTATGTTTTTCACACCACTCAGACAAGTTACGCCTATATATAAAATAGAACATCTCAAGCCTATTATCACTGTCACTGCCTAAAAACCAGTCCGGTATATGCCTTTCCACCTTCCTAACATAATTAAATTTAAGAACTGTTTTGGAAATACCATCGTATTCAAAAATGATCTCGGACTCTGTAAGATAGCCCACATATTCTTCTATCGGATCATCATTAAATTGTAATAAGTACAGATTACCGACGTGAAACTTGCGTGTGTTTGGCACAGCAACATTGATTAATCGTGTATGTGCGTTCTGCTTATATACATACAGGGCACTAAACAACGACGCCACGTATGAATTTCCAACATTGGGATTACTTTGTGGCGGGTTAACCCTTAATCCATACTTAAACAAGGTATTCGCATCAGTAAAGTTATCAGCATATATAGGTATTTCCCCAATAAGGGGGAACATGTTTTTAGTATCACATCTAGAAATAAGCGTGGTGTCATCTTTAATGAACTCTTCACTCAACATTTCATCTTTGGTAATAATAAAATCTCCATCATCTTCAGTATTATGCATTGGAGCGTCGCCAGGGACATTTGGAAAATTAAACCTTGCCCCATCATATCCGACATATAATTCATTGTATCTTGGTGGGCGGCAGATCATTTGCCCACTCTTAGCCTCGAACACATCATATAGCGATCCTGATTTAATAGACTGGAGCAACTCTATAGGCATTGTCATCTCGCTCCAGAACAATGTAAAGTTCTTGGTTATCTGTTCCAGGAACGTGCGGTGCTCTCCATGCTAAACAACGGCCAATGTTTTACTATCCGGATAATTCTTGTTCTCGAAGTCTTGCCCAATCAATGATTTAAATCTCACGAGAAAATAAGACCATATGGTTAAGAAAGATGTTCTAAAATTACGCAAAAACATTTGTGCATCTGTGCTAAAATATACGTACGCTGTCTTGGCTCTATTATTGCTAAAATAATCTTTTGATTTTTGTTTAAGATTACTGACAACATCATTCTGCCTTAATATTTGATCTTGCAAACCAGATATTGCCTGCTCTTTTAAGCGCCTTTTCTGATCATCTGCTGGCAGCTGACCAGTCATTGCTATTAACTCGTTTTGCAATATCTGCAATGTGGCGTTGAGTTGATCCTGCAATGTTTCTTGTTTTAATAGTTCATTTTGATTATCTTGTGCAACTTTATCTAAATGATAGGGTTTGATTGACAACACATCCGCCATTACTTCTTGAAATATATTAAACGTATCTAACTGATTCCAGTTGTTTTGATAAACAGGAACTCCTGGAGATGTCATTTCTATCCCCTCTTCAAACTGAGAATAAATAGCCTGGTTGTTCATGGCACTGGATAATCCTAGCAACTTATTAAGTCCGAACACTGAAACTGTTATATTATTAACCTGTCCAAAGGACGAGCTGAATTGTATAGTGCCTATAAACCCTAAATATTCTGTATAATAATGTCTATTACCGGCACTGTCTGTATCTTCTGCGTCTCTACTTACACGCAATTCTACTATCTGATTTTCCTGTATTACGTCTCTTATGGACAAAGCATTACCGTTTGGGTCCCAAGATACAAGATCCGAATCTCCCATTCCTAAGGTAAGACCTAAAGAGTTAGAAATATCATCTATGTTAACACGGTACCCGGTAATAGCTTTAACATTATCTGTGATTTCTATCGTTTGCAGCTTGTTTAACGAATTGTTGGAAAGCAAGGACATCAAGTCCGCTTTTAACTTTCTTGTGTTTAACTTCCAATCGTTTTTAAATTTATCATGGTTGTCTCTTAATTTAAACCAATGCAAATCGCTGTCTATATCATTGGCATCGACGACATCTGTGTATTTAATCATATTATTATAAAACACGTTATTAACAGCAGAATCAGACGTGGTGTCTAATTGGTGTAAAAAAACTTTGTACCTTATGTCGTTCATATCATTATTTATCATTTACGCTTCGCATACCACGTTGATCCAGCAGCATTAAACGCCCACTCTGTACCTACTGGTGGTGCGATTTTTGGCATTGGCGGCACTCCGGTCCCCTGAACTGGTTGTAAAGAATTGCCGAGTAAAATAGCATCCTTAGAATCAGCCGCCTGGTCATTCCACATATGGTCGGTAGCAGTGATTTGCAGTATATCTTGTTTTGCTGCATTAGAACCGTTAAAAAATGCATCATTAATATCCGGCTTACCAGTAAACGTAATACTATATTTCAAAATGTACGGATTGTCCTTGCTCTCTGCAAAATTAAAAGCCGTAATATAACCATTAAACTTGGTCGCATATTTTGGATTATTGGCTATATCCATCGTCATCTTTTTCTTGTGTCCCTTTATCTCGGCAAAGTGTTGCAAAATTAAATTATACGTATCTTCTACATCGGTATCTGGATTAGAAATATCTTCAAACGCACCTATATAACTTGCGCCACTCAACGATATCTTTGCCGGTTCCATATACCATGGTTGCAAGAATGACCTAGAAATACCCTTGTCTACACCTACGCCTATTGTAAAATCAAAGCTTATACTGCTGACTTCCTTAAACAAAATGGCCCCGGCAGGAGCATCGGAAGCCAACGAATTAGCTGTTGATAGGGCTGGAAAAAAATTCTTAATTGCGTGGAATAAAAGAGACCTGTTGGCAGAAGCGGCATCAGATTCCTTTTGCCCATTGTTCTGTACCTCTTGATATGTGTAAAGTCTAACTGTTCTATCTCTCAGTGTATACAGACCCATTTAAAATACTCCTTATATTTTACTGGTACTATGCCCTGCTATTTTTTGTAAACCTGACTGCGTGTAAACGTTATTCTTTGTGCTAGTTTCCCCATGTTTAAGACCTGCCTCCATCTTAGAAACAAGCTGACCCTGGCCGATAAATCTAAGCGCAGCGCCAAAGAATACCTCTAATGCTTGGAAACCACCTTCTAGGAGTTGAATGATATATTGCATTGGGTCATTAAACTTCTGCATTGCACTTCCCATTCCCTCTAAGGCTTGTCTTTGTGCATCATCACCTGCAGATGCCTGCAAATACCTTTTACGCTCATCATCATTCATCTTTAAAAATTTAGCCCTCTTTTCTGGTGTACTTGTAGCCTCCCTTAACAGTGGGGCCAGCATCGTTGCCATCGCTGGAGGAAGCTTCAGAAGTGTGGTCATATACATACCTAAGCGCCCCTCAGCCTCTGTTTTGCCATACTTATTAATTTCTGGGGACATCCTAGCCAAAAACGCTGACACTTTGGCTATGGGGCCGGCGTTGACAGCCTCAGTCCATTCTGTACCTATGTTGGCTACAGGCGTGTTTCTATATGCAAGGTACTCTTCCGCAGAAATTTTAGAAAACGCCTGCATACCGGCTCCTAAAAGTTGCGGGAGAAGACCTCTCATTTTTTGGCCAATTGGGGTGTTCAAATCTTTAGAAAAATCCTTAAGCGCTTTGCCCCACTGAATAGTCCCCTCTGTTAATTCGTCAAAACCGACACTTGTGTATTCAAACTCTTCGCCAAGCTGCTTCATAACTTCCATACTGGTACCGACCTGAATTCCCATGTTGTTAAGCATGGTAATGGCTGTCCCATATTTTTCTGACATACGAGATAAGGTGACACCCAATTGTCTGGAGTTTTCTATAGCGAACGCTGTATATTGATTGGCGTCTTCACCAAAAGCGGTGGCTTGGTAACTTAGTTTTTCCAAAGCATTCTCTGTAGCATCAACTGCTTCCGGCGCCGACATGTGCAACTGCCCAGTTAATTGTATATAACTCTTGGTTGCCATTGACAATCTTTTTTCAGCCTCTTCCATACTCATACCAGATGCCACTAAACCAAATGTTAGTGTGTTATATTGAGTTGCATTATGCCATGTATCTCCAAGCGCACCATTGAACTTAAACATCGCCGCAGACGCCTTAGATGACATGGCTATAGATTTAAAAGTTTCTTTAACAAGGAGTGCAAAAATACCAATATACCCGGCAAGCTCGGAGAATTTTCCAGCAGATTCAACAAGATGCCCTATTGCAGGGCCGAGCGCCTCTCCGAGACCGCCCATAGCACCCTTTACTGATTCACCGCCTTTTGTTAACAAATTCTTACCATAATCAAAACTTCCTAAACCCAACAGACCCAATCTTTTGGCAGCCTTTTTACGAGCTTCTTCCTCATCCTTTGCTGATTTTAATTTAGATTTTGCTATTCTCAGTAGTATCCGTTCTTCTGCTGTAGCGTCATCCTTTATCTTGTCTATTAATTTTATTTCTTCTTCCATCCTAGATATCTCAAAATTTTGCTTAAATCCTAGCTTATCATATGCGACGTTAAGAGCAGATTGTGTATCCACCAACTTCTTAATTTTTACTAAGTGGTCTAATATGTTTTTAGACTCTATGCCGGAGGCCTTCTGAAGGCCATTCAACATAGCTGCTCTGGATGCTGCGCTTAACTTTTCAAAATCGGATACAGAATTTCCTACATTGTCAATGCCTTCGCCAAGATGAATTAAGTCATAATTGGTTAGCTTCCCCATGACGTTTGACAGTTTACCGCTTTCTGTTGAAAGCCTTGATAACACATCAGCAACTTTTGCCATGGCTGCCGCATCACTGGAAATTTTGGACGAGTTTAGTGATTGCACAAATGATGGTGCGTTGCGAGTTGTTACTTCTTTTTGAGGAGAATCTTTAGCTACGGTTTTTGAGGCATATGGATTTACTTGATCAACCACTATTGTTTATCTCCCATTGTTTGTTTAACTGCTTTGATAAACTCACTCGTTGATGAATTAGAATCTAATAGAGTACTCTTGCCTGAACCATTGATTGCTTTTTCTCTCATTTCTGAATCATTTGCTATATTATAGTAATACCAATAAGCTTGTGCGGGCTCCAGTTTACGAAAGTCTGGATTTGAGGGAAGCACATTAGCGTGCTTAAGAATAGCCCAATAAAACTGGCTTACTGGATGTTCAATTAGTTTTTTTTTAAGTCTTCATTCAACATAAATTCATTTTGTTCGGTATCTATTTTTTCGTACTCAGCCCAAAGCCTGTCTATTAAAGCCCCTTGTGCTGTTTTTAAATATTCAAATAAAGCCTGTCTATGTGCGTCAGTGAATTCCAAAGCGTCTATTTTAGATATTGCATACGCCAAAAGAGGGTATCTTATTTTTCTCAAATATGCGACAACGGTCTCTTCTGGGCTTGTGGTTATCAAACTAAGTGCCATGTCTTTTTGATCAGAAGGAAGAGAACGCATTACCACAGTCATTGGCCCAACCTTAAAGTTTTTAGAAACTGACCCAAACTTTACAAATTGTTCTATGTTAACTATAAATGTTCCACTGTCACTTTTGATTTTAATGTCTGGAGAAAGAACACTTGTTTCTGCCTCCGGAGCTGGGACCGCTGTTGGTATACTAGGTGCTGCTGTTGGGGCTGTCGGTGTGGGCTGCGCTGTGGCAACTGTTCCTGCTGCAAACGTCTTCTCGTCTATTTCTTTCATGTGACCTCCTTAAAAGTCGGGTTCTATAGTTTGATGTTATTAGCTAAATTGGTTATTGTATTAAATGTGTCTACTGCTCCACTTAATGAAAGGTCGCTCACTATTACCCTTCCGCATTCCACGTCTATGTTTTGGACAATTAGTTGGTCTTCCGCCCCTGCATCATATGCTACTGGATTTGTAACGCACCAGCAATCTAAATAGGTAATCAAGGCTGTTTCATCCAAATTCCCATTTGGAGAATCTTTATACTCGACCAACATCATCGGAATTTGCTGCTGTCCTAGAGTTTCCCCATTAAACCCAAAAACCCTATACAACATGTCCTTTTTATAAAGCACAACCCTTTCTAATGTTAACTTTGTGGTTATGACTTGCGGTACTATTTGGAACGGCTGTTGGGAATTTTTACCTATAGAATATCTCCTATAGGTTGTCATGGTCTGATCTCTAGAAAACTTTCTTGCTGCGCCGAGTTTAAGATTAACTATTCCATCTTTAATTTGGGCCATCGATGCGACAGTTAAGGCCGCTGTTGCCGCAATGGCAGGCCCGCCCGCACCAGTAAATGCGCCGATCATTGCATTGACATAATCGGGTTGTGGCATCGCATAAATAGTGACTGAATAACCTAACCTACCAGATGTTGCGGGAATTCCTACCGGATCATTGGCCATGGTTACGCCTGTATTACGCCAGCTGCTATCATATCTATCGACTGAACCATCTTGAGATCGTCTTGTGTAATATCAAAATCCCATGGGTTGGATTTAAGCCAAACACCGTGGTACATAAACGTAGTTGTAGTTGATGCCCCAGTTGGTGTGGTTGGCGGCTGATAAAGTTCGAACGCCATCACGAGCGGCTTATCTTGGTAAAACACATCATGCCCGCCTTCTCCAAAACCAAGAGCCTCTATCAAGTTTCCCTCATATAGAACAACACGCTCTAACGTCAATTCATATGTGGGAAGGCCAGGATAGGTTTCAACTATCGGTCTTGGTGCAGCACCCCGGTATCTTTCTATACCGAGTTCACGCCAAAAGTGCCCAGGTCTCTCATTTTTCAAAGATACCTTTTGCACCGCAAATACGTTATTCATCTTAAAATTGGGGTTGGAAAAATCTGGTAAGCCCTGACCCCCATCGTAAGCCGCAGCTTTACAGTTTATGTAGGGCTGTAAACGTAATTTTGTTGCTGGAATTTGAAGTACCATATTTGTTTCCTCCTGAGTGGTGCGGGGCTCTTATTAGAGCCCCTATCACACATTAATTTATATAGAAGCCCCGAACGTTACCTTAATCCAGTTAACATCCCAAGACGGTTGAATCATAAATGACACATTAATTTGTCTAGGGTCAAGGGCGCTTGGAACAACGCTTGGGTCAGTGAACCCTGTAATATCCTGACGAGGTGGCGCCATGACGCCGGTAAGCAATGTTTTAAGGAATGCCTTAACATTGGATATGGTGTCTGTCCCAACATTCTTGGTGTTGATAAATGTTGATTCTAGGCTGGCTATTAGATACTTAGACAGAGCGTCCTGAATCTTGGTAACCTTAAGCTCCTGAGTAATTGGGTTTTTGGGATCTGTGGTAAGAGCGTGACGAATCCTGAAATCTCCTGGATTCTTTTTCTCTATCAGCATAACGCCAGAACCGCCAATGGTGTTTTGTTCTGCCACAATAAATGGGTTTGCAATATCATCAAAAGGCGTTATTGACTTTCCAGAAATTGGCTCAGCCCAAGTATAATTGGGGTTACAAACTATGCCTGCCACGCAAGCCGCAAGGAAGCTGCCATCAACAGTCTTAGACACGTTGTTCAAGGTAAGTGTCATGGTTGATGGGCACATTAAAGCTATCCTATTGCTGTTAAGAAGAGCTGCTGTTGCTGAGTATGTGGCCGGTATAACAGTGTTTACGGGAGCCCCTATCAGCGCTATCCTAAACTTCTTCTCAAGTAGAGAAGACATAGAAAGCACGTGATTTTTGAGATAATTAATGAGCGCCGAATTTGAATCGCCGGTCATGCCTTTCATAAGTGTAATGGCATAACACTCAATATTTCTAAGTGAGTATATTGCGCCTTCCCACCCTGTCCCCTGAGAATCTGAACCAGTGATGTCGTCTGTTGCCTGCACAACAGTCACATAACCCGCACCAGACTGAATGGCCAGTTTAGCGCCTATAGAAAGGGTATTGGTTGATATATCATTTACCGCTATGACGTCGCCGCTGGTTGGGGTTGCTATTAATGATTCAACGACAAACACAACAGGGTTGGAGGTCACAGTAGTTGCGGCGTGTGAGATAATTAGTCTTTCTTGCCCGACACCCGTTCCGGATTTAATCTGAAGATAGTTTCCGGCATATTGATTTGCTGACACGGTCGCTGGTATAAGAGAAGATATTGACGTTGTGGTAGCAGCTGATACCGTGCTGGTTAATAGATTGCTAGAGAACACTGCTTGTCCATAAAGTGCTTCTATATCTTCCATGCGAGTAGTGGTAAACGGACCATAGTCTGCCGTACCCTTTCTGTATGTGTAAGTGACACTATAATCTGTCCCTGCGGCTGGAGCTGAACCTGAGACCCACAGTATAGCATTGTTTGTAACATCTACTGTGTAATTTGTAGTGGCCGCATACACCGTGCCTCTTGACGCCACACTCTGTACAGACAATAGGCTTGGCTTAGATAACACATCATAAAGAGGGCTGGTTGTAGTGGCGCCCCTGGTCACTGTTTCTGTGTAGGTTATGGTTTTTTGGCCAAGTCCTATAATCACCGGGAACAGCGTCCCGTTTGGGGCTGCGGGGATAGAAACGTCCTGATATTCTACATATACCCCTGGGCCAACGTAGCTATTAGAAATGTCTGACATATTTATTCCTCCTTAAATTTATTTTTGCTTGGTTTGCTATCTGGTTTAACTTCTGGCTTTGTTATGGTATTAACTCGTATCATCCCTTTGCTTTCCAAATCACGTACTTCATAAGGATACACATCAACAACTATATCCATGTGTTCTCCATAATTGAGAACCCTATTATACATATTGATGGTCAGAGTGCCGTTTGCTATATTTGTAACCCTGAGAATCATTTTACCTCCGTTACGCTCCAGCTATTACAACTTTCACTGTGGCTGAAAGTGCATTATTATTAGTAATGTATATTGCTGTAGCAGCAACATCTGTTAACAAAAACTTATTAATGGTGATAGCAGTGTTGGCGGTATCGTTAAATTTTACGTCTATTGGTTTATCTGACTCGATATAAATATATTGAGAGGCGGTAATGTTTGGGAATGATATTACATTATTCGTGGTAGACGCAGCAACAGTATAAGTATTGTATCTAAACTCTGAAACCGTTGTAGTGTTTGAGGCACTGTAAGTTTTATTAAGCGTCATAACGTTAGAATCTGTTATTGATAAACCGCCCGTGATAGCGACTGAATACATGGTGTTCCTCCTTATTAAGACTCTAGTTCTATACCCTCTACTAATACGTTGAGATTAATCTTTTTTATATCGGTGAACAATGCACCATCTATAGTGTTTTGAAACTCTGTGTAGTTGTCCACTGTTATTGTTTTACTAAATATTGGCTCACCGTCTATTTCATCCTGTGAATCAGCTCCGATGCCAATATGCGTGTATGCAAACCCATACTCCGCAAATTTATTCCTGAATAGATACCTCACGTAAACCATACAAATATCTGTTAATCTTTCCATGTCCGTGATAGTACGAGCCTGAATTGTTAACTTTATCGGTACTGTGAGAGACCCACCATACGTAACAGATATTAAATTTCCAGATACATCTCTGTTTTCTTGTAGTTGCTCTTCGCCCAAAAAAGTCATATTAGCATTAGAGGCGTCAGATTCTATAATAATAGCCGGGTATAATTCTACTCTGCGAGGAAAGCCACGATATATAGAGATCTTGTTTAATTTCACATCTCTATTATATTTATATTCTACTGGAGTTGTGTCGCTGCCAAATGCAAACCTGAGTATGGCAACATAACTAGTTTTAAGCCAATTTATTTGCTTGATAATCACGTCGTTATCCTCTCATAATATAAGGCATTTTATAACCTTATTTTGGTGAATTTTACTCAATATCATTGTCGCCGTGCAAAAGCTTATCCTTATTTATCAAGGCTTTTTCTTTGCTTTCTTCCCAACCCTTTATAAGTTCAACAAATTCCATCAGTTCTTGCGAGTTTGCAAACTCTATTGTGATTGTCAGTTTATCCATTATAACCACACTTTGTACCAATTATTGTCGACATCAGCATAACCAGCGGCCACCCCTACTGCAATTGCCTCATCGTTAATTGCATATACAACATCGGTATGCGGTTTATTAATCATTTTAAATTCTTGATGTAGCGGTTGGGCACGCCACTCAGATTGACCTATATCGTCAACAACAAACCTGTCTCCGGTACCTATCCTGTGTAATACATCAAGCCTATGAAGTTTTGGATGCCACAATGTCCAACTGTCAAAATCGTGGCGAAAATCTATACCGCCATTTTTAAAGTCTATCTGTCTTTGCGGTAAATTTCCGTATCTCGCTCTTATCCTCATTTTGGGATAGTAGCCTCCATAAACGCCAGTACCAAAACAAAGAGGGCATCTCCATACTGGTTGATAGTCTGGATCACCTAAATTAGCGTTATCTATTTCTTCTTTCCTTTGTACCAGACCGGCATCAGAATCATCCACTATAGTGTCTGATGATCTAACGCAGGTACAGGCTTTTCCAGACCACTTACGGAGATAGAGATAAAAATATTCTCCATCATTTTCTAACATTGCCGCATTCCTTCTTCTTATTTCCTCAAAATAAAACTTCATAGAGGCATCGTTGTCACCACCATAAATTAAACTATAATCTTTAGTGTCTTGTGAGTATGGCAACGAGTCCGCACTAAATGGATTTACCAAATTAACATATGCAGGAAACGAATTCATAAATGTTTCGCCATTATATCCCATATACGACACCCAAAAATAATACGTCACATCTTGCGGGGTCCAAGGAGGTTGTACAAAATCGTAGGAATTCCCGCTAGTAACCGTGTCGTATAAATTAGGTGTCATTGGGGTAGGAGATATGTAAATTTTATATACGGACACCCCAGCCACCAAATTCCACGTGACCCTATAAACACCGTTTTTCTCTTGCACTTGCGTAACGGTAACAACATTATCGGGCAATGACGATGGAATAATGATATCAGACATTATTCACTAGCCCTCGTTAACTCTTGTTTCCAATTTGTGGTCACAATATTTGTATCTTTCCACTGCACACGATAATTATGTGTGTGGCTGTCAACTGATACTATGGTCCCAATTCTTTGCGTCCCAACCTTGCGGACCTTATTTCCGATTTTGGGATCCTCAAACGCCTTTGCCTGCTCTGGCGCCCCAAGGTTATTTATACCATCCTTAACCTCGTTTTCATATTTAATAGAAGATATGACCTTGTGAACAATATCCTCGGCCTTTTGTACCTCATCTATTTTCTCAACAACTTTAGAGAAAACCGATGGTTCTGGCTTTGGCGCTTCTTGCGAAGAGAACTCGGCCTTATCTTCTACTGATAGAAGATTCCTAAGTTCCTCACCATATAGCTGATCTGCGCCGATATCTATTAGCGCTCGATCACCGGCAATTTTTCTGATTACGCCAGGTTCCATATCCTTTAAATATGCAAGGACTATCCTGTCGCCAACCTTAAACGCCGGCTTCTGTGTTGAACCATTTTCATTAGACATATCACAACCTCCTATTGGTTGATATTGATTTGGCTACATCAAACACTTCATCTAAGTCGAGATCTTCAACGTTCTTACCAACCCTCTCTAACTGCGCTTCCATCTCCATTATCGTGAATGCGTCATATTCGACATCATTTAAATCTACGTTGTATCTTGACGCTAATTCGTAAAAGGCCGCATTCCTTCTGAATAGTGGGCCTAATTCTCTAATAGTATTTATGTCCGACATTAACTGCGGAGTGTCCAGATCGTATTTGAACACATTCTCGATAAATTTCAAAGAAGAATGCTTGGCAAACGTTCCGGAATAATAACTTCTCATGGCCCCAAATATTAACTTGATAAGCGAAATTGGTGCAGCACGCAAATCATCTTGTCCACGAACCGGCTTACCGTTTTTATCATATTCTAAGTTAACGACTAATTGATATGGAAGTCTATTGTTTACGCTGATGCGCTCTAATATTTTGCCAACTATTGCTATAGCCGTGCTCTTGATATATGTTGACAGTATTCTCTCGTTAAAAAATTGGCCACAAAGCTCTTGAGACTTTTCAGCCAATTCAGAAAAGGATATACCTGGTTCTCTTTGCCCTGTTTCGATATTGCTCACCCAATACTTGAATATTTTATATTTTCTGATATCTTCATCAGACAGCCCTTTAACGACACCTTCAATACCATCAAGAACGAAATCTATTGCGAATTCATTATTCTTATTAAATTCTTGCTGCTCAGCAATGTCTATTGTTTCTTGCCCCTCTGGAACCTCGAGATCTCCCTCAAATACCTTAAATGAGGTGCTAGCCGAATCCGGGTCTCTTTCTCCAGGATTTATCGATGTATGGTTTATAACACCAAGTGTTTCTTCTTTTGGCGATAATTTCTTTACCTTATTTATTACAGCGTTTTCCCAAGCATTAACCATATATTGAGCTATATAAAACTGATCATAAAATGGTTTAATTTGGGCCAAAACTTCAGATTTCTTGGTACGCATGTATTCCTGTAAAACACCAAGAATCATTTTCTTATCTTCTTTTTTAATTTTGTTTCCAAAATTGGGTAAAATTTTGCTGTAGAACATAACATAAAAATAATCCTTAAGCGTCGACTGCTTATCTACTGTCCCGTCTTTATTGATAACGCTTTCCCACTCGGTATCCCCTAATTGAACCGGTGGTTGTTCCTCCATATCTTTTGGCTGTATATCACCAATGTTTGTGTTAAGTGTAGTATTCCCCTTATCAAGAGTTGACAGAAACATAGAAAGTGCAGTTTCATGAGGGTATGTTTTAGAAAGCACGGATCTTACAAACAACTCACTAGCTTGATTAATGACTGACGAGCTTATTGATTTACTATTAAGCTGGTAATCAAAGATTGCTGCAATGATTGGAGCGTTTTCTTCAACCCTTTCTTCAGTTGTTGGGCTAGCGGTTATTGATAAAGACGCTCCCTTATTATGAAAATCCCTTAAATAGTGATAATCCTCATCAGGATTGGGCTTTGCTACATTATAATGAGCATAATTAACTTCCTCATCAAGCTTAGATTGATCACCAATCTTTTCTAATTGCTCCTTAACGTGCCACAATATTTCCTGAGATTCCCTGGACTTAGCGTCCGTCAACAGAGCTGAATCAGACGCATTTGGTTGATTGGTCCTATTATATGGAACAGAAATTAAGGATTTATCTGTCACGGGGGCGTGCCATTCCACCAAATATAGCGTTGCTGGTTTGCCACCAAGAATTATCATACTGACATTTTCTTTAATATCTTGAACAACACCACCCATATTTGTTGGGTGTTTGCTCATTTTAGATAAATCTAACGCTGGTTTATCGGCCGGAGAAACGGCTTGGTTTTGATTATCTTGAGCCTGTTCTGGGGCTGGAGCTGGAGCTTGAGCTGGCCCATCTGATGCCTGTTCTGTGCCTGACCCTTGTACCGCTTCCGCCGCCTGAGTCGCCTCAGCACCTTGTTCACCTTGTACCGGTTGTGCCACTTTAGCTGCAGGGTCTGCGTTAACGGCAGAATCAAATAATTCAATATATTTAACATGGCTCCCGACTTTAATATCTAAGCCATCCATATAATTTACTGTCTCAGCAACAGGAATATCCTTAGACACAATATATTTAAGATATCCAGCACCAATGCATTTTTGCATCATTGCCATCTCAATAACTATAGAGGTTTTGCCATTGGGATGCTTGTTGAATGTATATGAGGTTTTACCACCACGGTTTCCTATGTTTTTAAGTTGCCATAGTTGATAACCGCTGGTTCCATAATTCATATCAATGATATCACTATTATGCGCAAACACATATAGCTGATTGTTTTGTGCAGTTCTAGCCAGCTGCCCAAGTTCTCTAACTGTGCTGGCATTATTAAACGCTGCTTGATCTATCGTGCGCTGAACGGCAGAATTATCACCTTGTTGCGCATTTGGCTGTTGTTCATCTGGCTGTTGTTCATTTGGCTGTGTTTTAGCCTTATTTTTCGCCTTATGTTTCGCAGTATCAGATTTTTGCTGTTCTCTTTTTCGGCTTTTCTCAGTAGTACCATGTGTTTGTGTTTTCTTGGTTTTCTTGGCATCCTTTGTTGCCGCAACAACAGAAAATAAGTGAGAAATGACCCCTAAATACGCTGATTTTTCCTCGCTTTTTATGGCTATCTGAATTTTGTTCTTTTTAACGTTGTCGAGATACCTGGAAACTTCCTCGTAGTACGGAGCATATTTATCGTTCCAAATCACTGTTTTGTTTTTACCACTGTTTTTACCTAACGTTAAAGCTTTATGAGCCTCTTCAGCCGTCTTACCTATCCCGACTGTTGCGCTTTTGCCAGTATAATTTAGGTAAATGTTAATTAAACACTGCCCCATATGGCCCATAAACTCTTCCGAATCACCTGTAATAGTCAATAAATGACCATCGCCACCGGACATTAATACGTCACCCTTAATTTCTGATATAAAAGATAATATTTCTTCGCCTACGCTTTTTAATGAATCAGAAACATGCTTAGCCGCAGCGTCGCCATTCTTTAACGCCTCGCCTATTAATTCTGATGTATCATCCCCATCGACGGCCAAATAAAATACGTCAGATTCAACATCATGCTCCTGCTGGAACATATTTAAAATATTAATCAAAGAGAATAACTCTGCTCTTTCCACCTGATCTGTTGACTTGGTTATGTCGATATGAATACTCTTAATAAGATTTTCAACGCCGTCTTGAGCATTCACTCCAGACAATGACAAAGCATCTTTAACCTTCTCTCTAAGTATTTCTAAGTTAGACATTTCCACCCCTATGGCGATTTTCTGGATCCACTGCTGATGTACCACGCTCTTTTGCTTTCCATGGTTGAGTCTTAAGTAAATCAGCAAAACGATTTTTCTGCTTTATACATTCATCATAAACAGGCTTATATCCAGCCGATATTGACTTTCCATTAATCTGGGCACAAGAAATTACAAATCCTATCATCCTGGCCAAAAGGTCTATTTCCTTAACAGTCTCTTCAGCTATCTTTGGATATTTAGCATACATGGAATCGTCTGCTAGCAACTTATCGGCCTTTTGCACCACCCCGGCCAACTCCCTGTGATATTGCTCGTGAGATATAAAGGCATCTTTATTGTATCTCCTTCTAGATTCTGCCACCTCTGCGTTTCCGCCAAAAAGCTTATCTGTCGCCGGGGTGGTTCCTGATCCGACATTATTGCTTGGGCCAAAAGTCCTTACATCTTCGCCGTCAAGAACATCATGAAACCACTGTGGCAAAAGGTCTTGTATATTCCTAACAAAAGCTTCTTCCTGTAGCCACTCTGGATGCCTTATTTCTAGAAGTTTTTGTACCTGCTCGTCTGTTATGTACTCGTTGGGTATTTGTTTTAATTTATCTTTATGGGCTATAATTCCGCCGTCTTTATCGTACGCAAAATAAAACCCTGTGTGGTCAGGAGATCTGTCTTGAAATAAAACGCCCTGAACATTATTGCCAATAATGTTAGATATATCCAACACATTATTTCCAAGCCATTGAGATGGCTTACCATCGTTATTTGGCATGATTGTTGGCTTCGCCGGACCTGTTTGTTTAACAAGCATTGGCCTACCATCTTTACTCTTAAGTTGTTTCAGCTTAGAGGTTTTATGACCGTACTCAAACAAAACCTTCCTATTAGCAAGATGTTCAAGATCTTCTTTGCTTAACTTTCTAACAAACGTGGAGAGCGGGTATTTAGATTTTGTGCTCTCATCATGAAAATTGGATATGTCCTGCCCCAAGATTTTAGACAATCCATCTATAAGCGCTGTGAGTTTTACCTTTGCTTTAGCCCATTCTGCATCTGTAAACTTGTCCGCTTTTTCCAGCGTTAGAGCACGCTTAGCTTTTGCTAATTCGGCATCTGATTGTTTTGTCTCATTACTCTGAAGACCTTGTTTCCTCTTATTAATAGCGTCTATAATTTCCTGTTTAGTTTTGACTGCTATTCTTGGCATACCGATATTATTGTTCACTGTTTTCCTCCAACATTTATAAGTCCTGCTTGTTTCATGATATACCCTGCAGCATCTTCGTATTTAAATGATTTAATATCCTCAACCCTCTTACACACTAAACCTGTAATTTCATGCAGAGAATATGGTATTTTCAATCCGCCGCCTTTATGAAATGTGGATATGTCAAGCTTAATTGTCCCTGGCTGTTTCTCTTGACCAACACTTATCCTTTCATCCGGAGTAGAATCGACATATTCCCTTATTATACCTTTTAACATTTCTGACGCTTCATCTATTGGGGTTGCTTGTTTTAGCACGCCATATACATGAAATCCAGTAAGCCCGTTAAAAAAGATTTGTACCTCTTTTATGGTATCGCTTTCCTGAAAATATTCTGCCAGCTCTTCAGTTATTCTCTTAGTATCTTCAAGAGGAAATTCTTGTTGTGGGTCTACATCGACATATATAAAGTCAACCTCATCACCAAGAACAAAATTCATAGTGACTGTCCTACCAGTATTATTCAAATCGTATTCAGATGGATTGGTAAAATCTAACTCTTTATCGTTTTCGTCTTTACGCCTATAAAGTAGCCCCTCATTAGTCATAATACCGATCATAGCCTTGAGAGGCACTGCTTGTTCATTCTCCTTATAATTGTGGATGATTGCTTCTTTATTATCATTGTAATATTGCCAAACATCACGCTCAGTTAATCCCTCATTGTTATAAGGAGACGGAGGGATAACCATTGCATCTGGATGAATAGGTTCGCCACCAGCCCTTTGCAGATATGCTTTAATTTCAGGAAATCCTGGTATCTGCGCCAATCTTAAATCGCTTGGTGTAGTTCTCTTATCTGGCCTAAATTGTATAATTACCGGGTATCTTACGACACCAGTAAGTTTATCTTCTATCCTTATCCAATTATTGTTTTCAAATTTATATGCAGGGCCATCCTTGATGCTAACCTCTTCACCTTGTATTTCAGCTATTAACGGATGTTTAAATGGATTTACCCATATTTGCCCGGTATCATCCTCAAACACCTTGTTCTGCTCAGCCCATCTGAAAAGCAATTGTCTATCATGGTCGGAAAATCCTGACCCTATCTTGCCGTGGAATCTAAAATGACCAGCCTTATCCATAAAAGAAGCTACAACAGCACTTATCATCCCCGGATCAGTCCTGCTCCTGTTGATAGCGACGATAACCATATCAAAGGACAAAATTGGCTTCACCTTAATTATTTTATCATTAATATGAACAACTAGGCCCTCGTAGCCATATTCTTCCGGAGCCAAGACCTTCTTCCAAAGATTGTCTATTTCTGCCATTCCTGCGTTCTCTTCGTAGTGCGCTGGAATGACATATTTACCGTCTTTACTAAATATTGTATGTATTTTTTGTATTCTCTCGCTCAATGGATTATTTATAATAACATTATTATTAATGCTATACACATCAAACATCATCATTTTCATTCTAGATTCTTCTTCAAGGTTCTTTGGCAATCTGAGTATTGATTGAGCCTTAAGATAACTCAGCGGCATGCCGTCTTCTTTAACAACGAACATCTCGCCTATGCCAGTAAATTCTGATATGCCATTGTGAGCGAACATTTCTTCCATCTCTTTGGTGAGCGGCATGTCATAACGAATCATCCCGCCCCTGGTATAGGTGATGGCTCTTTGACCATCATATTTTACACCACAATTATGCACAAAAATTCCACATGATAAAGCAAAGTTATGCACCGGTTCAACCATGCTTAAATCATATACATCTTCGTACCCACACTCTTCTATTGATACTACCTTATGATTAACCGCTACTTTTTTAACCCTTCTAGTTTCCCATCCCCTTTTTGCGTTAAGAGATTTTTCTTCTGCGGTTTTGTGAGCCCAAGCATTAACCATTCCAAGCTTCATTTTGTTAACCATATTTTCATCTTTCCAACGAGAAGCCATAATCTCGGCGCCATTGACAATCATTCTTGCTTTTCTCTTAACTCCACTGTTTGAGGCCCAAAACGCATTGGCTTTCTCACTATTCCTTTTCTTGGATTCTGACGTGTTTTGTAATTTAGTTTGTATAATGCTCTGGAGATCCTTAAACTCTTGTGTTCTGACCTTACCAGTATTCCCCTTGCTAATGCCAATAGAGCGCTTAGCCCTTACAACTGGATCTTTCCAAGCCTTAATATTGGCTTCTGAAAGAGATTTACGAACACTGAGATCACTTAATGCTATTTTAATGTTTTTGCTTTTACTATCGGAAATGGCTAAATGAGACCTTTTTTGCCTCTCTCTCCACAAAGGCCCAGTCACAGGATCATTTCTGTATGCCATCATTCCTTTATATGCTAATTCTTTGTGCAACTTAACATGTTCATCCCAGTCGGTTATTAACAAATTATCTGGAACGTTGTTAAGTTTATTAAAATTTTTGTGATGTATGGCCTTATTTTTAAACGTGCCCTCATATATGCTTTGAGCCACCATTTTATGAGTCCATTCCCATTTATCAGTTGTGAGATTATAGCACATCTCGTAACCAACTATTCCCTTATGATCTTCCCTAATAGAGATTCTCGTATATAACGGCATTAAAGATGCCCCGGCAACTAATGCTTTAGCTTCTATATATTCGCCATTTCTTAACATGATTTTATGGTTCTCGGTGCACTTAAAAAATTCACCATTATCTAGTGTTATTTTTAACACCTTTTTATTTTTACCGGTTAACACAACTGATGAACACCTACCGGGGACAACAGCCTGTTGTTGATCTATACTATAGACGTAAAAATCTTTAGCGCCGAGATCATATAACTGTTTAACGGTTTTATGTGTGCCGTCCAACAACTTAACTGATGTATCTCCAGACAGACATATTTCTCCATCAATTTTGATCGATACTGTTGCTTTTTGATTACCAATAAAGGTTTTCAATTCATCGAATGTGTAAAGCTTCATATCAAGATTATCCTTGTACTCAGTTAACATTTGAGATATAGGATTTAACTTGATAATGTCTTTACGGAATGCAGCTATTTCTAGCGCATTATTTACCATTCTTTATTTTCCCGGTAAACGCTTGGGATAGTTGTTCTACTGTGCATATGGCCTCACGCAAGTCGTCGTTTATACCTGCCATTTCCTCCGTATTCTTTTTCATTGCTTTTACAGTTATGTTGGCCCTATTTACAAACTTTTGTATGTCCACGCTAGTCATATTTTTCCCTCTCTTCTTTAGATTATACTGCTTTATCATTTTGTTACCACCTTAGCTATAACATTGGAAATTGTATCTGCGCCTTTCACATTTAGGGCCATCAATAATCCTGCTATAATAAGAAAAAGAACTATAACAAAATACGCACCATATCTCACGGTTAGAGACTGGAATTGTTTTTGCCCTGCCAAAATCTCTGCAAGCAACACGTTTTGTCTGTCCGTTAAATCCCTAACAGCTATAAGAGCCTTTTTGGTCTCCTCAGCAGATGCATTTGAGGCAGCGACCATTGTAGATATTTGGTTTAACAGCAATACGCTTATGTCGTTTTTACCAGGCATATTTATCCTTTTGTAGAAATTGTTACCATTTTAATTAAAGCAATCATAATGGCTATGGCTGGTACAAACCATAACACATGTGTAAATTGACCAAAATTGTACACCTTATCAAACATATTAATGATTGCTATTGTCCCGTGAGACCAAATGGAAAATGATAGCAAAATCATAATTTCCAACATTATTAAACCACCACGTCTACGATCAATAATTTTAGACGTGTTTAAAAAATTTTTTAGAGTAAAATAATTTCTCATAAATGAGATCATCATATACAACCCCACAATTATGTTAAAAACTGATATATAAAAATATGATGCGCCAAGAAAATTCATCACGCCTCCATTATCTATTTTTTTTTACATTAGTCATAATTAAATAAACTGGCATGTCGCTTGCCGTACAACCGCCTACATCCATTGCTAAGCAAGGACCTTGGTCGCAGTTAGTACAAGGTCCAACATCTCCAGCAGCACATTTCCCTTGGTCTTCACCACTACATTTCCCTTGGTCACAGTTTGTACAATAACCTTGGTCACAACTTGAACACTTTCCAGAATCATTTTGAGAGCAAGGCCAATCAGTAATATCATTAATTTTACATGGACTATCATCACACAATAAACATAAACCATTATCTCCATTGCTACAATGTCCTTCATCACAAGCAGAACAAATACCTGCATCAGTATTTCTACATGGCCCAATATCTCCAGCAGAACATTTCCCTTGGTCTACACCACTACATTTCCCTTGGTCACAGTTTATACAATATCCGATGTCACAGCCAACACAATAGCCTTGGTCGCAAGAAGAGCACCAGCGTTGATCGCAAGAAGAGCAGGGGCCTTGGTCACACGAAGCACAACGAGCTTGGTCACAATTTGAGCAAGAAGCCTGGTCACAACCTGAACATTTCCCTTGGTCACATCCTACGCAATAAGCCTGGTCCCCACCTGAACATTTCCCTTGGTCACATCCTGTGCAAGAAGCCTGGTCACAACCTGAACATTTCCCTTGGTCACATCCTGTGCAAGAAGCCTGGTCACAATACGAGCAGGGGCCGATGTCGTTAGGGCAGTGAGACCATTGGTCGCAGACAGAACAAGAGGCTTGGTCACAATGTGGGCAAGCGGCTTGGTCACAAGAAGAGCAGGGGCCTTGGTCACAGCCAGCACAACGAGCTTGGTCACAAGAAGAGCAACGGGCTTGGTCGCAAGAAGAGCAGGGGCCTTGGTCGCAGACAGAACAAGAGGCTTGGTCGCAATACGAGCAGGGGCCGATGTCCCAACCAACACAAGGGCCTACATCTCCATTCCAGCAACGTCCTTGGTCACAATTACTACAAAAATTTTGGTCACCATTACTACATTTACCAGAATCGTTTCCAGAGCATATTCCAGAATCTGATAAACTACACTTACCTGCATCTAAATAATTACAACAGCCATTGTCTCCAGCAGAGCATTTACCTTGGTCACAAACACTGCAAGTGCTTTGGTCACAAGAGTAGCAGGTGGCTTGGTCGCAAGAAGAGCAACGGCCTTGGTCACAGAAAATGCAGGGGCCTTGGTCACAATAACTACAAGGTCCGCCATATACTAAATCGTTTGTTACACAGGCCATTAGTTTCTCCTAACCTGATTTTGAGCAGGTCTTGGACGATAGATTTGGTAATACAACTGATTTCTCTCTGCGTCCATTATTGCGTGTGCTCTCATTGCTTCTGCATAATAAAACGGCCACAGTTTGCAATAATGAGGTAAAGGCTCAAACATACTTCCATTTAACATCATCTCATGTAAGCACAAAGCCATACAAGAATTAACTGCTATACATCCACTACATTTGTCTTTATGGTATTTGGCTAAATCAAAATTTTTTAATTTATCTTCTAATTCTTTATTTACTACTCCACCAGTATGGATATTACCCATTAAATATTCAGGAGGTGTTGTGCCTCCGCAAAATCTATGACATGGATAAATATTACCATCTGTGTCTATAGCAGCATGACTAACACCGCTTGAACATAATCCTCTTCTGCGAATTGGATTCCAAATGCCTGTTAGCATATTCCTTATATAATATAAAGAATAATGTTTTCCAACACGCATTTGATCTAACCACCAATCTGTTATCAATCTAGATTGAGTCTTGACAACTTCTATATCTGAGTCTTTCCAATCTACTCCACCGGCCAATACTTGGTTTACTGTTGTAAAACCAAGTTCTTGCGTTACAAATTTAACAGATTCAAACATAAATGGAGCAGTCTTAGGGTCTATAGTAGATCTGCAACTACGACCTTTAAGTTTACTAGTTAAAACTTTAGCATTGGCAAATACCTTATCAGATACCGTACTTCCATCGGCAGTTATCCTATACATATCTTCGGCCGATTTACAACCGTCTATAGATGGGTGAATTCCTACATTATTCGCTATACAATAGTCTATCTTAGCTTCATCCATTAAAACCATGTTAGTAACTAAGCCCATCTGAATATTTATATCTGACACAGTTTTACGCCATTCTACTAAAGCTTTAACACTTTCCCATGCCATTGTAGGTTCACCACCATATAGATTAAAGTTTATTATTCTATATTGTGGGTCAACCTCTGACATAGATACACGATATTGAGATAAAACCCATTCACATGTTGCTATGTTGCGTTTGATCTCATCTTCTTGTGAAATTATATCATGCTGATTCTGACCTATATAACAGAAAGCACATCTTAAATTACATGAATTTGTAAGCATTAAATCAATTGTATTTAGTCTCACTTCGGCTCCTATAGTTAAGACTTTACACTAACGCTGCTTGCAGCGCAACTATTCTTGCTTGAATATCCGCTAATTGCTTGGCTTTAATCGTATCCCAATTGGCTACTTCATTTTGAAGCGCTGTCAAAAGTCTCTGTGCATCAGCCTTGTTCATTTGAGAATTTATTACAATTACATTATTTACGTCTGCCATAAAACCTCCTATTAAACTAGTGTATAATCTATGTGATAATTTACCGTTACTGTTGCGTCAAGGGCTATACCAACATTAGTGTTTACGTCGCACAATATAAAATCAGGCGCAGTGATTGGTTGATAAATAACCCCTGGTTTATACAAAAATGAATATATTGTGACAGGAGCGGAAGATTGGGTAATAATAAGCCCAACTGTAACATCTGAGGCCCCTGCATTATTAATTATGAGATTTTTTATTTTGATCTGCTTGGCAAGCGTTGCTGGAACTATCTCACCGGAGGCTGTCGTCACAGAACAGATGGGTGTTACAGCCACGCCGCATAAAGATGATAATGTGTCTTCTGTGGCTGGATTAATAGTGGCTCCGGCAACATTCTTCACATTCATGGCCGCACCAACTATAACATCTCCTTCGATGGTGGCAGCTATATCCAGAGACCACGTACCATCTCCATTACTATGAAGTTTAATAGGGACTATAGTTTCCTTCCCAGTGACTGAATCTACCACTCTACCCACTAATTCTGCTGGGGTTGCCCCCTGTCTTTGAGTGACGTTTTGAATGTCTGACATGTTTAATCTCCTTTAAATTTTATTCCTGAATAGTTTTTGCATATAAACCCTGGAACTCTCTTTCTTCCTCTGGGGTTCTATTTATTTTACCACCAAGTTCTTGATATCTAGCATCTTGTTCTGGTGATAGTTTGGGTGACGAGGGCTCGCCAGATAAGTGATTATCCGGCGAAGTATTACCGATTGGCCTTGCTGTGGCCACGTATTGACTCTCTATAATATTTTTAGCGTGTTTAACGGCCTCTTCTGCAAGCCACTGTTTTTTACCATCTGACACAGTCTTCAATATTGCTTCCATTTTAGGCCCTGCTGGGCGGGCGGTTATTTCTGCCCAAAAAGCATTGGTAAGAGCATCGCTAGCGCCCTTGATATAAACGCCTTCATTGTTCTCTAAATCTAGCCCGGCAATCCTGGCTAATACTTCTGGCACATAACTTTCTGCCGTACCCTTTAAATCCTTAACGTCCTGAATACTCATGTCGCTTTCCATATTGGCGACTAAATCTGACAAGGCAACATGCTCTGTAACATACCTGCTAAACTCAGCAACCTCTGCAGATCTTTCTGAAGCAGCCAGGGCAACAGCTTTTTCTGAATCTGAGTCCATCTCTGCATCAACCTCTAACAGCGTCTTCTCGTATTCTTCTTTTATACCCTGCAACTTCTTAATTAATTTTTCATCTATTTCCGTGTCTAATTTAACTATATCTTCCCCTGACACTTCCTCTATATTTTCGCCATCGGTGTCCCAAGTTACTATATAACTATCAGGCTCTTCCGCATCTACATAAATCACGTAACCCTGCTTAGCATTATCTTCAACGCTAGTTACTGGGTCTAGTGGGGCGAAAACTATTTTATCAGGCTCAGTTGGTTGAAGTTTTTCCATACGCTCTTCGCCAAGTTCTTCATTAGCAAAAGCGTAATCCCCGCCGTAAGCATCACTGACCTTGGTGACGCCGTCTTCAGCGGCGGTTATTTTATAGATCGTAGGATTGTCTAAAAATGCAAAATAATCACCCTTCTTTAAATCCGTAACCTTGCATTCACCTAGACTTGCATAAACAATGCGTTTCATATTTGTATCTCCTTGATTGCCTATAGAGGCAGCAGCTTTTAACTCTGGGCCCGGGTTGAACGTCTCTTGTTTAAGAACCTCAGGCTGCGGGTTATTTATCGGACCTCTTTCCTTAGTAAAATTATCCTCTGTATTTTGAACAGATTTACTTCTATCTACTATTCCTTCTGGAGAATTTAGTTCCTTATTGGGTTGACTCATCTCTATAATATTTGATGGTTCTTTATGTTCAATTTTTGCGGGCGCCTTAACCTCTACATCTGGCTCCTCTTTAGGTGCTTGTTTAACTAACTTAGCATAATAATGATATTCCTCTTCTGACAACCCCTTAAATATTTTGTCAAAGTCGGCACGATGAACACCATATATCTTAGCAAAATAATTAGCTATTGGGCCCACGTCCATCCTGTCTAAGCTCTTTTGCGACCCGTGATCCATCTCTGGATTATCAGCTATATTCGGTTTACCACCCTTAAAGTAATCTAATTCATCCATTATAATTTTCCTATGAGCCAAGACTTTACTTTCTTATTTAATATTTCCGTGGTCTTCTTGCCTACATCAGCTATCGATGGCATTGTGTTAACGTCTTCAAAATCCTGAGAGATCCCAGGGATTTCTTCTTCAGACTCTTCTTCGTTTTTCTCTTCCTCTTCAGACCCATCCCCTTCTTCAACCACCTCATCTGATTCATCTGATTCATCTGATTCATCTGGCACAACTGGGGCCTTTTCTCCGCTATTAATTTTTTCTATAAGTGCATCAACTATTGCTTTTGCGTCACCGGTACCTATATTTTTACCGGAGAAATCAAAGATAATATCCTCAAATACCTCACGATATTCACCGTCATTAAACACTATAATATCGTGTTTACATCCTGGGTGAGTTCTTATATACAGCGGTGCAGGCTCATCTAGCTGTTCTTTGTGCCCTTTTGAGTCAGTGGCCACCATATTACTAGCCTTATGCGTATAATTCTCTAAGGGCTCATCTGTGCCAGCTGCTGAAGAACATCTATCACAATCAGAACCGTCGGCGTCTATGTGTACTGTATTATATGATAAATCTCCGGCGCCATCTATTTCTTCTATAATATGCTCTGAGTTTGAACTATATTTATGTTTGCCGGATTCTAATTGCACTATGGCTTCAGCCAAAATCTTTTTAATTTCCTTGTTGAGTCTTTCTATCCCCTTAAAAGTCTCCCAAGTCCTATCGTCGGGCGTATCAGCAACCTTATTAAACCCGCCGATAAAATTCATTACTCCTGTTCCTTAACAGAATTTTTAAACAGGGAAGCTTGACGCTCTATTTTAGCAGCGTGTTCAGCATCTGCACCGGCCATAAGCATGCCAAGTTCCATAGCATCATCATCACCGTTATAATTTGAAGCCAGGTAACCAGCAGAGGCTCCCTCACCAGCAAGAGCTACGTGAGGTGGAATAACGTCTGACGAAGCCTTCTTTTCCTCAGACGCTTGTATAATTATAGATGCGAGCTTATTAAAGCCCTCTTCCAGCTTCGCAAGTCTCTTTTCTAACTCATTGATATCTGCCATATTAGTCTCCTTTATTGTGGCTTATTTGAATCTAGTGGTAGCTCAAGTTGCACAGGCACTTTTTGCGCCTGAAGTTTTTGTATGAGTCCGTCAAGTTTAACAGACGCATCAGACACAAATTGTCTGGCAAGACCTATTTCTACGCCGCCAAGTCCTGTCAATTTAGAATACACGCCTGACGCTGCAACCTTAATATCAGTAAGGCTGGCAATCATTGCATCTATATCCTGCTCACTCAGTGCTGCCTTTTTTATCCATTTCATATTGGTCTCCTAGTTTTGGAAGATAAATTTATTTATCTTTTGTTTATATGTACCATCCATTATCTCGATAAAACCCCTTTACCTACCAAGGCTTTGGAAGATATCCAGCACAGAAAGTGTATTTCTACCGAGGTTTCCGCCGAGCGAAACAGGAAGTTGTGTCGTGCCCATTCCAATGCCCATGCTCATAAAATTAAGCTTAGATATGCTAAGAAGTTCGTTGTAAACTTTTAAAACGTCTTCCATTGCACTGCGTATCTTCTCGCCCCTGTCTATTGTTAGAGACAGGCCCTGATCTCCATAACTAAAATCTTTAATACCTATGCCAATATATGAATACATACAGAACGTTATCTGTGCCTGCATGATTAACAACCCAAGATACTCTTCTGGAAAATTATCTATGGTGAATCTAGTTTCCGGGGGATAGACGTTAAAATTGTGTACCGCCATTGTTAAAGCTACACGCAACGTTTCATCGGTCGTATTTTGAAGCATAATTGATGGAAGCCAGCCACGAAGCCAAGACGTTAATCTTAACTCTTTCGGCGTCAATGGGAAGAATGTTAAATAAAATTGTGTCTCAACATTAGCCACTGAATCAAAAAACTTTATGAGATAGAAAAGAGAGCGGCTAGCGTCTGGGGAAATGTCTGTATAAGACCTAACCCAAGCACCAGCCGTCTTTGAATCGATTTGCACCAATAGAGAGTAATCTGAATTTTCTCCAGTGCTTTTATAAATATTAACTTTGTCGAAATTCTGAGTGTTAATAATAGCAACAGGTATGTCCCAAAAAATCGAAATACTCATAGCCTCTCCATTTTATTTAGTCTGGTCTTCTATAATCACCATAGGGATTGCGTATTGGCCAGATTTTGTTTTAACAAGAGGCACCTTCCCCCACATGTTCTTCTCCTTGCAAAAGCCAAATAACTGAACATGCTGATTTTTTGAATCCCTCTCAAACATGGGCAATACCCCGGCAGGAGAGATTCTCAGGAAAGATGTTATCTTGCTAGCAACACCTAGCTCCAATCTAATAAGTACGCTTCTGCTCGAGTCTATACCATTTTCAGCCTGATCTATAACAGCTATTGAAACGTTCTTGGCTGTGCCCAAATCCTTAAGCTTGTTTGCATCTGCGCTAAGAAACTTTATTTCCTTCATATCCTTAACGTCTTTTGGACTAGGATCTTCGGATTCCTCTGACTTATCTATGAGATAAATCTTGACGGAGCCCGTCTGATCGTCGTTCAGCATATCATTATTCCAGAACAAAATGATCTGTTCATCTGTTCTCTTATACACACGGAGATTCACTTTGACGTTCATATCAGCTCCTTTAAAAAGCTTAGTTTTTTTCTAGTTCTGTTAATCTCTGCTCAACAAGAGCTGCGACAGAACTATCATAATCTGCTATGGTCTTCAGGAACTCTTTGTCTAAAGACTTTAATATAGCCCATTTTTTAGCCATAAATTTCTGAGCTATAAATTTCTTAATTTCCTCAGGAGCGTTAGCCTGCTTCTCTCTTTCTGCCCTATCAGCCATAATATCTTCTTCGGCCTTTTCCAGAGATGCCTTTAGCGCCTTACCGGCCTTTGTTGTTCTTTCTTTAATAACCGTGGATATCTTTTCAGATGTCCCGCCTATTGGGTCTTTCTTACTCTTAATGACCATCTCACCTTCGTCACCAAGTCCTGGCACAAAATCCATTGATTCTATGTCTGGTATAACCGCTGCGACGTGAGCCTGTACTTTCACCTGCGGAGGCTGCGCCACTGTCTCTATTGTGCTGTCTGGCCTGTTTATTGACTCTTTTGCTATAACTGAAGGGACGCTAAGGCGAGGGGTTCTTTCTTTAACCTTCTCTCCCTCGTATTCTTTAATTATCCCATTCATCAAGAATTTCTGAATAGCGGTAGATTCCTTTACAACTTTATCGTCTATATCCAGGGAAATTCCACCCGGCATTATCTGCCCATGCATCTTAGAATCGTCATACAGAAGTACAATCGTTTCGGTCAAATTTACAAACTTCATATGTTCCTCCTCGGTTCAGGTTCTATTTTTTAAGCCACGAAGGCTTTACTGGTTCGGCTTCGGCTGCTAACTTTTCTTGTTCTTCCGGTTTAATTTCTGGGAGAGGCTCAAATGTTAGCTTATTGATTATTTTTTCTATCTCTGTATTAAAATCAAAAAGTTCTTGCAATAGTTTTACACTCTTATTGCTTTTCCTCAAAAGAGCTGCTGCAAGAACTTCATATGTTATAATATATGATAAAATAAAAACCACTGATGACCTAGTAATAAACGATATATAATTAGTGATTTTTTTTATCATATACTTTATGGCGCTATATGGCGGGTTAAACACGAACAACTTAGCGTACAACCAGTATAGCTTAAGTCGCATACTTAGCTTGATTTTCATATCGTCCTCCATTCTTTTCATTTTAAAATAGGGAGTGTGGAGTAGAACCACACTCCCTATCTGTCAAACGGTATTAAGCGATCGTAAAGCTGGTAATGCCGGCCGTATTATGAATGCCGATTCCGATCTGCTCGAAACCAACTATATCATATTGCGCCCTAGGTATGTTGTCAAATATCTTGACTTCAACACCCTTACGTTCTGGAAGCCTTCCGAGCTTGTCAGGAGTAGTAAAAACATAAACTGTTCCTGCTGGTATCCTGGTGGAGACCATCATTTTGGAACCAAAGATTGAGCCGAAAAGCCCAGTCTCGATTATGGTATTTACGGAAACCTGGTCAAGGTCGCTGGTATTCCATTTAAGAATGTCCGCATACTGCGCTGGGTTCATCGCAATTCCGCCGACTATTAACTGGTTGCTGAGGATCTGTTTGAAAGCATCCGCTATAGCATACCTTGTCACGGAAGAAGCTGTGAACGAAGTGTTGGGACCGTTCTTTACTGCGGTTGCAAGCGTGGAGATTATCAGATCGTCTTCTGCAATAGCCATTGATATGGCAACACGTTCCTTCGCCCTATCAAATGCAGGATATCTACGAATCTGAATCTCTTCCCATTTCAACTCATGATCGATGGTAAGAGGGAAAGTGGGGAACTGGAGCCTTTTGATGTTCGTTTGAAAGTGGGGTGGTTCTCCACGAGAAGCGATAGTAACGGCGCCGAATTCAGGAATATCAAGGTCGTATATTGGCACCTCACCCTGAGGTATTTCGTCTACGAGGATCATTCTGTTACGGCCGATTGCCACGTAGTCAAGACGGTTCTTAAGAGGGACCTGCATCATTTCTGTTAGCTTCATATTTCTATGAAGATCGGACTATACCTTAACCCTATTTCTGCGGGCTGTGATTGGTAGTCTCTGGGGAGGTGATAAGACTTTTATATTCAATCAATCTATCTTGCTTCCTCTTAATTATGAACTTGAGCGGTGAGTTAACAAAACTATCTATATTCATGAAGTAACGATAAAATGTCTTTCCTGACGGTATTGGAGCCTCATTCATCTGATTTATCTGAACTCCAAACTCAAAAAGAAAGTTTCCCATTATCTTCATTACTTCTTTATTTGTACAACCAAAACCTATTCTATATTGATTGTGTCCATAATACTTAGATTTTGGATTGTTACAAATTTCTTTAGTTTTGCTTACCCATCCCTCAGAATCAAGGAAGCCTTCTATGAAACCTTGTTTGACTGATTGATGATTGTAAACGATCTCTGGTATCTTTGTCTTATTCATTGTGATTGTCGATATTGCTCTACAGAAATCTGAAGCAGTTACCCTCAAGTGATTCTGCGGCTTTCTCCCAGATCTCTTATCTATGTAGTGATTGATCCCGCCTTCTATTGGACCAACAAACATAGACAAACACTCTTTAACATACTCTGCAAACTCTAAATCTATAGTAGTTAAAGAGAACCAGGACTTGCCCTTATTTTGTTCGGTGGCACTACTGCATATGCTACCATCGCCAAAATATACGCCTATCACATATCCCAACTCATAAGTCATTGCGAGATTGTTTACTCTTTTATGTCCCATCTTGAACCTCCTGCTGGTTGTCCAATCCTCAACACTTTAACTCTTCGGTGGTTGAGGCTCTAAGGAGTTCCTAGCATATTTCACGTTTCGGTTACGGTTTCCCGTAAAAGCGCCATACTACTGTCTAGCGAATGCGACCCTCTTAAGGCCGTTGGGGCCTGTGAAAATTGCGTTGAAAGCAGATTCAGCCTTCGTCGACATAGCGTTGTACGGTACGGTCGCTGAAGCTGATTTAGTCATGCCTTCTTCGCCGAGGACTTTTTCGGATACTTTCATCAATTCTTTGATGAAATTATCCTTGTCTCTCGATGTTAGATTGGAAAGTTTGCCTATCATATTATTCTCCTCCTTTATTAGCAGTCAACTAGAATTTGAAGTGTTTTGGTCGTGCTATTGTAATCCAGCACTGATCCAACTTTACAGTTAGTCGTACCAGAAGCACCAGTAGTATTGATGATGCTTGTGGCTGACGCATATACTGCGGCACCTTTTGTGAACGAAGTTCCGTCAAAGGTTTTGAACTCATTGATAACCCCGGTTACTGGATCCTGGTAGTAGTTAGACATAAGTGTTACTATGCCTTTGATTATTACTCCCATTTTCCCAGAGCCGTAGATACCTCCGAGTGCCCCGCCGACTTCGTCGACATAGATGTTCTTGTTGGATTTCGCAAGACCAAGAACCTTCACGTCCGTAGTGACGGGGACGAGTGTTGCAGGACCTGTGGTAGAATCGAGCCTTACGCATCCGCCGGCGTTAATGGTAACCGCTGCGGTAACGGTGGCATCGTTCCATTCAAGCAGGGCTTTTTCAATATTTATGCCATGCGTGAATATTGTTTGGTTCAAACTTTCGTTTATCATAAACCGTCTTCCTCCTTAATTAAATTTTACTGCTCGTTGCTAGAATTCTTGGCGTCCGTGAGGTCGATCCAAGTATGAATTAAAGATTCAACTGGCGATTCGTTTCCGGTCTCATCTTTGATTATCTGAGGTGCATTATCACCTGCGGAGATTGAAGCCCTTACTTCCCTTACTTTTGCTGTCTTAACTATCTCATTAACCAGTGCAAGCTGAGGTTCGCTAAGGGTTGAAAGCTGTTCTGAAAGTCTGGTTTTGTCTTCGTCGGTGACAGTGACGCCTTCAAGTACCTTTGATACATCTTCTGCTTTCACTTTCTTCGAAACTACGTCAAGGTCGGTAGAGAGCTTAGAGATGGTTGCATCTTTCTCAGCAATTATTTTCTTTAAGCTTTCAACGGTCTTTGTAGTTTCATCAAGAGCACTCTTAAGATTAAGAGCTATTTCTGGCTCAGCAACTGTGGAACCAGGCAACCTATTGTAGTAGGTCGATATGGTTTTGGGCGCTGACCTTGTGGCCTTTTCTTTACTCGCCACTTCTTTCTCATTTAGAGCCATGATGGGTTCTGTGCCATTTTCAGACTTAGGCGCATTCTCCATTTTAAAAGCAAAGAAGTCATACGCTTTCTTAGAAAATCCTTCTTTGTCGCTTGCCATCTTAACAAAATTATCATAAGATGATTCGCAAGCCTTAACAATGTTCGCTATAACATCTTCTGTCTTAGGAACATCGGTGGCCTCTTTTAGTATTTTTTCCTGAATTGCGGCCGGGATTACCTCTGAAGCCTTAAGAGCCTTTTTATCCCCTTTATCGTTTGAGGCGACAAAATATGACGTTTCAAATGTTGATCCTGGTACATAAACTAGATTCATGATGTTTCCCTCCTTTATATTGCTATTTTGTGATGCCGCAGCTGCAAGGGGTGCTCCCTCGGCCTCTGGCAGTAAATTACTTGCTTCAGGAACTGGAGCCTCTGCGCTAAGTGCTGCCGGTGCTCCCTCGGCTGGTGCGCCCTCTTCCGTGCCGCTATTGATTTCGTCGAGTGCTTTTTGCAGCTCATCATCGCTCATCTCAAGTTTATCTTCTCCTGCTTCTTCTGGCACTTCCGCTGCTTCTTCCTCGCCCTCCTTCTTTTCCTCTTTTACTTCAGCCTTTTCTTCATTAGACACTTCTGACACATCAACCTTTACTTCTTTGATTTCTTCCTTTACTTCCTTAATTTCTTCTTTAAGATCCTTAATTTCTTCTTTAACCTTGTTCATCTGACCTTTTGCGTCTTCGGGAGCCTTTTTCTCTGGCTCTACCTTAGCAGCCTCCGGCTTTTTTTCTTCTTTAGCTGGAGTATCGTCACCTTTCTTCTCTTTGTCTTCGTCCTTCTTTGCCTCTTTTTCTTCTTCTTTCTTTACGGTCTCGCCTATTTCAGCCTTAATCTTCTTGGCTATCTTGGTGATAAATTCATCATCATCTTCAGCAAGCGCCTTTTTAAGATTCTTATAATCGTTATAAGAAAGCTTATCTAACAGGTTTTCTCCTGGCATGGTTATTTCCTCCCTTTTATTTGCTATAATCGTGTTCGTATAAATATTCGCATCCCTATCCGCAGGTTTCTTAACGCCGGACAGTTCATTGAATATTAATTTTCTGTTAATTTCGTATGCAACGTGTCTTCCATTGAATGCCTTAATACCGCTGAATACTGAGACCGCTGCAGATACTTCCCTACCCTTTATGAATGATGGGTTAGGAATCTCTCCCTTTGCGTCCAGATAAGGCTTCATGTGCATGCACAAGGTGTCATTGTTATGTGCCACATTTCCGCACACGCTACACTGGGCTTCATGGCAAAGACAATTATGCACACTAACCCCACCGGCAATATAAGAGTTGTCATCCGCAACTTCTAAATTATAAACCATACCATCATAATGTTCTTTTTCTATATTTGTTATAGGATATGTTAAATAATTATCAAATTTGCTTGCTATGCTTGGATCACCAAAATCAATTTTTTCGGATGACCATTTGGTTTTCTTTATCAGTTCACTAGAACACGGTAAAGAAAACCCAAGCGTGTATGCTTGCATCCTATTTTCCCTCTGTGATGCGACAGATACATACGTACGAATCCCACATCTTGCGGCTACATATCTTAACTGTTCTATTAGCAGTGGAGAAGTCGTACACTCTGTTAATGTTTTACGTGTGTCATCTATATGTAAATGCCCATCTCCATTAAGCCAACCAGCCAACAGAGAGATCTGTTTTTTCGGATCTTCTTGTACTACCTCATAAGATATTTTCTTACCATGAGAATATTCACCACAATGCTTGTAAAACCACTGCGCCAGGTCCTTGCCGCATGCCTGCACGGTCATAGAACTCAGTCTCGTGGTATAAAAATATTTTTTGGCAACTATGTTAAACTCTTTTTTAATTAAGTTGATAATATCTTCTGCGAGAGTAAATTCTTCATTGCTATTTAAATTAAACTGAATAGCACTAACTGAACCTTGACGCTTAAGATAGTTTCCCTCTGCCAAAAAGTAACCTATGAGTTTCATTTGGCCTTCCGTGATGCCTGAGTCCACAATATCGCATGACACCGGACATAACAGAAGATCGCCAACCGTTAATTCTTTTACCTCAACAAACTTTGGCTCTATCTTTGTCTCTACAGCTTCTAATAACGCAGTAGCCGCCTTAGGATTGCTGTTCTTTACATTTTGATGATGACCAGTTATGTATTGCCTATCAAAAGACCTCTTAGAAGAATTTGTTTTCTGAGGGAGCTCACTACCGCATCCACACACACACTTTTTATTTTTAACTATGGCATAAAATGGGTGTTCCGCTGTTGCGTTTATGGTGGCGTTCCCATTACCATTTACACTTACTTTATAGAGATCTCCAGAATAGTGTTGTTTAATTGCATGGGTAACAACTCTATTCTTGCCTGTGTGCGATATTACTTCACTTCCCTCATCTACCGTTTCTATCGGGACAGAGACACCGTCTGATAGCAACACCGGGGTCCCGGCTAAAAAACAACCCATGCTTACTGCATTAAGACGATGATTAATAAGCTCTTCACAAACATCTGGTGCATCTTTCTTGCTGACGGCAACTATGCATTCTGCGTAGTCGACCGGCTCTAGATACTTAGCTGATACTATAATACCGACGGCTTTATCTGGATCATCGGATTTATGTTCTATGTAAAATCCTTTTCCTACAAACGTCCCTATAGATTTCTTAATTTCTTCGGCTGGGAAATAATCTCCGTTACCGTTGCAACTATATTTCTCACCCGCAGAAATTGCCCTAGCACGAAAGTACACGAAGTTGTCCATATCTAACTCGCCATGTATTTCATAAGTTGGAAGAGTGTACGACTTCTTTACTATTTCTCTCCACTCATTTGCTAGATTGGCTGTTTTGATCATGCCTGTTTCTGTTAATTCTTTCTCGTTTAAAACACTAATGTCAACAAGAGAACCATATCTCATCCACATGTTATTTACCCTTTTTTGCTTTAGCTTTTTCTTTAGCCTTTTTAATAGCTAAATCTCTTTTGTGTTTCTTTTTATCAGCCGCAGTAAGATTTAAATATTGAGCGGCTGCTTGACGAGATTCTTTGGAAAGAGGACCTTGAGTGGCAATTTCTGGCGGCGGCGGAACCACTATTGGGGCTGATGCCGGGGCTTCTGATATATCGCTCACATCTTGCACCGCTACATCTTGTACCGCCACATCTTTTGCGACACCTGCTGAGTTATTTGCGTTGGACATAACCTCTAAAGACTTAATGTACTGCGCAAGTATTTCTTGACTCTTCCGAGCACTATTAGAAACGTTCTTGAAGTATACGCCCATAGAAGATATCTTTTCTACAATCTTAGAATTTTGGAACAAATAAACGTGAGCTTCGTCGTTGATTTCTAAAAGACCTTTAATTTTAGCGGCAAGATTCTCGCATTTTACTTTAAATGCTGTGTAATCTGGGACCCCTTGCATTTCATCCAAAATAGACTGCAATTCAGCTTTCGTGTTTTGAATGTCGGATACTTCCCAAGCATTTCTTTTAAATGAGTCCATCGTGTCTCCTTATACTCTGACTTGCTTGCCACAACTTGAACACTTTATAATTATCTGGCCGATTATTAATTTCGAACCCTGGCGAATTATGCCAGAAGACGATTTTAAATTTAACGGCTTTTTACATTCCGGGCACAGTATTGCCTGCTCGTTTTTCTTATCGTAGCCATCTATCACTTCAATTACTGGTTCGCTGGTTCCTCTACGTGAGAATGCCATATTATCTCCTTGATACCACTACACTTGCCCTTCAATATATAAGGCTTATTATAACCTATTTTAGATATCTAGAGGCAGCTCAAGCTGTTGAAGGTGCTTCTCCTTCCACTTTTTAATGAATCTTAACCTTTCTCTACGCACCTTTAAAGCATTCCCGCTTAATGTAAGACCGTTTTTTTGACGATATGCATCTAAACCCTTTATAAAATCAAGCTGTTTCCGTATATCCTCTATGGTCAAATCATCTATTAACTCTGCCTTAAGAAGCCACATATTAATCGCTGTGCGTAGTGTGGGTATACGCACCCTCTTGTCCGTCTGGTTTTACTGTAATAAGATAGTTCTTATAAGCGTCATACGTCGAGTTGCCCTTAATTTCATCATCTGCTCCAGAATTATAATATGTATTAGAATTTTGTTTACCGGCTGTTGGAGCATTCTCGATCATCTTTTTATTTGAATCTTTATTTTTATCTTTTACTATTGCCTTGTCCGTTTTCACCATATTCTTTTGTGGATGATTGAGCGCACACTTTTCACATCTAGATTTACTATCTCTCAACACCTTGCCACAGGTGTCGCATTTTCTAAATTTATTGTCTGTTTGAAATACCTTGTTGAGATTGATAAGAGTGGGGTGCCTGTTCATATTAACGCCCTCGTAATTCATACCGGGCGCATCCTTCCAAGCTTGAGCAAAATCTTCGGACCTAAGAAACTCCTGCACAGATGATGGTGATACTGTGCTATCTGCTCTTCTTATTAACCATGGCATTCCTGTTTGCATTACGCCTCTCAGTCTCTATGTAGTCTTGTATTTCATATAGCGTGGCTTTTAAAACGCCTACGCAAATTTGTATCTTTCTAGAAGCATCGTAATCCATTTCTTCCGTCTCTTTACGGACAGCACTTAACTCGTTTGCTATCCTATTAAAGGCGGCAGAAACGGAATCATGCACACGTTCCATATCACCTATAGACATTTTTTCTTTCATTTTTGACCAGTCCCAGGCATGATATATGGGGTAGTACCGGTTGGAGAAAGACCATGTTCACCGGCTGTATCCGCTCCGGCACCTGAACCCTTGTTAGCATTAGTCTCGGATTCAACGACCTGCATATTCTCTGGGATCACATCTTCTGGCTTTTTTAAAAGGGCTGAATATTTACCAACAAATCCCTCTGGTGTAAAATGACCCTTATCAATTTCATAAGTGTCAATCAACGTCCATCCCTTCCGTTGATATTGTGCAATTAGTAAAGATAGCCCGGCAGTTGTGTCTGAGTGAATTGTTGTGTGCAAATCTGCAGCCTTTCTTAACCATTCCATATTATCTCCTTATAGTGCTGGTGGTCCGCCGGCTTCCGCAGACCCTTGTTCACCAGGAAGCTTAGATTCTGTCGGTCCACCAACAGCTTCTTCTAGGCCATTAACGCCTGTCTTTTTTCCGGCTTCAGCTTCCGCTGATGGGCCTGGAGCCTCTAATGATTCTGCGCCGGGTATCGGTGGCGGAGGGGGTGTACCACCACCGCCCATAGGACCGCCAAGCAAGTCTGTCTTCATATTAGAAAGAGCTGCTGGCTCTTCCGCCATCACTCCATCTTTTTCTTCCTGAGTCTCTAGTTTTACTTTGGGTATTTTTAAATCTTCAGTCTTAGTGCCGTCTAAAATCTGACTTGCGATGTTGGGATCTTCGCTCTTCTTAATCCTTATATCTCTCCAAAGCTTATCAAGAGACGTGCCCTCTTCTTCTTTAAACCCGTTCTTAATCCCCTCAACATCCCAATCGAATATATCAGCGACGTATTTAAACGGAACTTCACCGTTTTCTCTAAGACGTGATACCATCTCCATAAGGTCTCTGCTGTTAAGAAGGTTCATCCTTCTCCAGAATACTTTTGGTACATCATATTCATCAGCAGTTGTTCTTACGTTATGATCTAAATCTGCTTGTTTTCTCTTTTTAAAACCACGAGCAACAGCAAGCGGTTTAAATATTTTATCTATTGATAAACCTGATACGGATTCTCTAAACGCCATATATTTATTCATGAGTACTTTTAAACTCACTGATTGAGCAGCATACGTGCCAAGTTCACCATGAAGAACGGTGTCATTAACAAAGAGCCCTACCATGTAACGTTTAGCAACCCAATCCATATGGGCTGTGACATCCATGATCTTATCATTACCAACCACGTAATCCACATTAACGAATGGGTGAGTCACTATATTAAAATCAGGATCGTTGCTGTTCATCGTGATTAGAATTTTTCCATTCTGTCTAACAATGAGCGTGTGGTTCGCTCCAACATCATAACAAAAAACTTTTCCAGAATATTTTTCTTTTGTAACTTGTGATTTTTTATAAATCACAGGCTCAAAATTTTTCTTAATTTTCTTTCCATCTCTCTTAACAATATTTATTCTTAAACTTCTCAATATTTTTTCAGATGATGGACTCTTCATAAATCTTTCTCTACAACTAGAGTTAAACCCTAGTTTAAAGCATATTTCCTGGAAATCTTTCGCTAGCTCATCAGATGATGGGTAGAAATAGAATCTATTGTAATCTCCAAGATTAGATTTTATTATCGTACCATCACCATCAATCATAGCATCAAAAAGAATTTGTAAATATTCTTTAGGTAAATTCTTTACAATATTTGGAAGATGTTTTTCTTTTGTCTTAACACCAAGCAATAAAGACAATTGATTAGTAATATCCACATCATTGATTACATAATCATTTAATTTATTTTTATATTTCTTTCCCTTGAGCGTACTTTCAAAATCTCTTGAATGCACTCTATATGATATCCCACTTCTGTCTAGGCAGGATTTTATTTTTTCACATATATCTTGGTTAGCTGAGGATGACTGTGTTATGACTGTTCTTCTATTCTTAGCGTCTATTCCACCTTCTGTCACAACATATCCAATCAGTTCAACAAAATCCTTCATATCTATATCGTATTTACCAAGCCTATATGTTTTTGGTACTTCAATATTATCTTCCACCCCATCAACATACGTTCTAAATTGGTCACCCGTTTTTACTTCATAGGCTTCTTTGGCTTTCCATTCACCATCATTTCTATAATCTTTTACCAGCATCCTATGATTAGGGGTCACAACACAATCTACTGATTCTGTTTTAAAGTGTATTAAATCTGTTCCGTAATCCACCCACTGTAGATTGTATGCCATGACGCCCTGATATTCATTATGCAATACCCTAGCCTTATATCCTAATGTTAAGAATAATTGTTTTAAACTATCTACCATGTCAATATTTCTAAGTCTTAGTTCCTTGGCAGAAATATCTGATCTATAATATACTTTTCTTTCTGAAAGGAAGGAGTCAATAAAGGCTTTTATATATGGTCTTTTAAGACTAGAAACATATTGGGGAATCTTTTCATAACTATCAAGTCCAATGGCTTTACCTAGTTTCCTTAAAGACTCGATGGTCGCCCCAACAGCTTCTGGTTCTAGTCCATTATCTTCATGAACAGCACCATCATCTGACCAGTCATACACGTACTTCTTAGATGGTTTTTCATACATCATCAATCCAGTTGTTGGGTTAACTGTCGCAAGTTTATCGGTGTCAGTGATTTCCCAGTGTTTCTTAAATCCTGAATCGGTCAATATCTCTGTTATATCTTCTGGGAAACAGGCTTGTAGTAATAGATTCTCAAATTCCTTCATCTTTGACGGAGGTGGAACCCATCCCTTTGCCTCAGAACCAATTTTAAATATTTTAATAGGGAATACGTGCCTGTCAACAAACGTCATCAACAGCATTCTAAGCTTATCTTCATACATGAGATCTTTTACTATCGAAAGCACGGGACTGACGCCCCTTGGTGTATATTTATTCGGCCTTCTAGCTAAGTGCATGAATCTGGAATTATTAAAAATGTATGGCTGACCTGACATCATCTTGTTATAAAAATCTGGCATCTCGGCCTCAAGGACATCATTTAACTTCATGTCTATGGGATCGGCGGAGTGCATCTGCTTCTTGATGGTTTCATTAGGTTTCATTAAATAAATATACTCATTAAGATATGTGTTTTTAATTTCGACATCTTCCGGAGGATACTGATTAAATGAAGAAAACTCCCTATTATACTCATCCCAATTACCATACATCATGCCTTCGCCAAGAAGCCAATAGTCCTTAGACATCATGATAAAAGTTTCAAGAACCTGCTTGCGCTGTTTAAATTCGTTATAGTATTTTTCTATGGCTGGGTCTTCGCACTTCAGATCAAAATCACTAAGCGGGAGCTCACTGTGGAGATCTATAATATTTCTGATATACGGATTATACTGATAATAATGGCGCAAACGTCTATTGAGTTCCCTAACATTGTCCTTGGGGAACATCATTATTACTGGGTCGAAAAGTGGGTCCATGTAAAGCAGCGGCACTCTATCAGCGCCACCGGTGGACTGGAAGCTCATATCATTGGCCTGCCTAGAGAACCCCTTTGCGGTTTGTTTATCTCTAGCCATTGTAATCTTATCAGCTATGTCTTCAGCAGATTGACGGTGAAATCCAGCCCTTATCCCTATTGGTTTAGAGGCATTAAGCTTCTTAATGAGACTCTTATCAATCTTGGGATCTTCTTTAGGCATTAAAATCTCCTTGGGTTCGGGTTCGTGAAACTTATTTTAGATATCATTAATTGGGTAAAATATTCTTCCCAATACTTCCTATTAGAGTTGGTCTTAGGGTGACAGGTTGTACATAATGCTATTAAATTCACATCACTGTTATTTTTCTTGTTATAGTCTATGTGATGTATCGGTAACTTGGTCATACATTCCACCTCTGGTACACCACATTTTTGACATCTTCTTTCATCTCTATCACGAATCATTTCTTTTAAATCGTAGTTGAATTCAACTCCATATCCCTTAACTGGAGTTCCGTCCCCGCCCTTAGAAATACTAAGAATTCTTCTATGTTCTTTGCTTAGTGGGACGCCTTTTAGGCTCTTAGATATTTTATTATTTCGTTCTTCTGAATAAACTCTTCCAATGTTATAGTGGGTGCCTTTTGGAAATCTCTTCTTAATCGCATCTATGTATTTTCTAACTCTAGAATCTTTCTTTGTCAACCCTTTATTCCAGACCATTAATCCATTTTTCTTATTAGTTATGCCTGTTAACTTTTGTTTGCACTTAGTGGAACAGGTTTTTCTAAATTTAGTTCCCTCAACATTATTATACTCTTTACCACATACCTCACACTTGGAAACAAAATGATTAACCTTGTTGATACCCTTAAGTTTTTGACTTATACCAATCTTCATACAACTCATAGAACAGTAGATCTTACTAAGTGGGATGGTTCTATGACAAATCTTACATCTCTTTTCAAAATCCATTTCCTCTCCCTACATATAAAGTTTAGATAATCCTTCATTTGTTAAGCTGTACATCTTGTTATCCGACCCCTTGCAATAATCTGCGGTCACTATATCGCTTTTGACGACCGAGAATACCATAAGAGCATTCTTCTCTTGCTGATCCTGTGGAAGCGCCATGTTTTTGATAACGAGTATAACTGTTATAAGCGCATTAGCGTCAAAGAACGATTGCTGGTCATCTATGGAAATTGTATTTTGGAAATCTTCTATAACATCTATGGAAGTGTATTTAAATCCTTTTATGATTATTTCAAACGTGTCCAAACTTTCGTTCTTATAATCTATATAGGAATATATTTTATCTACGACTATGGCCGGGAGAGTTTCGTATTTAGTTTCGTCTACACTGTTCTTAAAATACTCGGTAGGCGTGGTCTCGTCCAACTCTTCTTCCACGCTTTTACTAAGAGCATTCTCTTCCTCGGTGTTCATTATGTCTTTTAACTCAGCATTGGCATCCTTTTCTTCTTTCTCTTCTCTCTTGTTTGGTTCTGCTTCTTCTAGTTCATCTGCCTTAATATCTATATAATCTTTCTTAAGAATTTGAAACTCGTCTTCGCTAATATTATTATTTAACTTAGCCCTGACTATTATTTTTTCTATAGACCCTAAATCTAGTCTGTCTATGTTATTGTATAAATATTTGTCTAAAGAATTGAACTTCTCGTTGGCTGAAAGCGCAAAAACTGTTGGTAGTGTAAAATTAGATTTAGGGAATTCACCAAGAGTTTTAGCGTCGATTGGCTTATCCCATATGACTGCTTCTTTAACTTTCGACTTCAGTGTTTCTATCGCCTTGCTTAGCGTGTCAGAATAATCCACCTCGTCTCTCTGCAAATCACCCTTCTGGCCAAATAGCGAATATCCGCATTTAAACGGCATGATAAAATAGAAATCATACGCACTGTTTTTAGATGCGCCCCAACCGTAATTAATGCCCGGGATACTACCCGGAACATCATAAATTTGATCAACGTTCATCCATTTTTCAACAGATACTCCGGTCAATCTTTCAAACACGTTACGTATTTCATCAAGGGGATAGCCTAAAGACATGAGGGTGCCTTCAATAAATTTATACCCATATCGTCCTTCGCTCAGAAGTTGGCGCATATTTTCTTCAAGCTCAACTATTTCATTCTTTAAATTTGAGCCGACAAAAGTGTTATTCCTAAGAGCCTTAGAAATATCGCCTATGCCGTTTGTGGACGCCTCCCTCTTCATGAGTATTCGCTGAATTTCTTGATCAGCGAAGAGCTCGGCAGAATCATCGCCGGCATCTACCTGATTGTGGCTGAATTTATTGTCTGACATATGAACCCCCTATAAGGTTTTGAAAAGCTTCGCCCCTTGAAACGAAGTTTTCTGGAGAGGGCTACAGCTTATTAGGCCGCAGCCCCTCCCCGATTATACACTATATTATATATTGGACTTAAAGATCCCGTAAGATATTACAGCATTGACGCTTGTAGTATCTATTGCAGCACCTGCGGCATCTTTCACGGCAATTGTGAATGAAGAAGTTACCGGGGTTACTATTACTCTAGCAACCGTTACTGGAGAAGACACTATGGACGTGAAAACAACGTAGTTGGTTCCCCAAACTGAAGGGACGCCCGTTACCACTATAGAGCCTGTGGTGGCTGAAACAGTTGCGGTGCCGACAGCTATGTTAGATGGAACATCAGCTGAAGGTGGCTGAGTCACTGTGACCGTGCCAGCAGTGATCAGTCTTGCAAGATCGCCGACGAGATACGACTTTACTGCCCCAGGAGTTTCGAGCACGACTGTGTCTGTGTTATAAACCAGAACCACCGCTGAGTCGATTATATCCTGAACATGAAGATCCTTGCCTGTTGAAACTACATTCTTTAGTATCATTGTGATTTCCTCCTAAAAGAAATTTGTATTTTTATATTCTTCCTCTGAAAGCAGTTCATCGGAAGATACAATAAATGTTGTGTTGTTAATTAAATCTCTAACCGTATACCGGCCACTACCGTTATCATTGAGTATTACTACCTTTCTCATATCACTATCTGTCGGTAAATATGCACTAGCATTGATCTTTAGAGCAGAATTATGGGCAAATGTCTGAGTGTCATTTGAACCATACTGAGGCGGTACATTTTTTGCGTTATAAGGTTCTGGGTCGTCACCTGTAGCAACAGGCTTAGTGCTTATTGTGTCCGGCTTCTTTGTATCAAATGGCGTGCTGTGAGAATCATTCTGCGTATCATCACGAACAGTCATATTGCCTGGCTCCGACATTGCTGCACTATTGGCCTCTCCGCCCTTCAGCTTTTTTTCTAACTGCTCTAGTTCATCATAGTAGTTAGGCATATTTTCCTTAACCACGTGATCCTTAGCTAACTCCTCTTTTATCCTCTTAACCAACTCATCCGTCTTGTCTTTAGGAAAATCTGGATTGACTTCCTTAATCAAAGACATTATGGTATTGGCATGTTCGCCTTCTATCTTGGCACCCTTGGCTACCTGTTCCTTAATTTTGTCTTCCACGGTACTCCTTTACTTTGACTTATCTTTTAACGTGGCCGCCATTGCTAGAGGCTGTTGATTAAATTGCATAATATTAGCCGGCTTTTCTTCTTGAGATATCCCACGTTTTGTAGCTTCTAACTGATTGCGGATTTGGAATAGTTCTCTCGTCAGCGCTTCTATCGTGCTGACGGTTTGTTCAACTTCTGTACAAAGTCCTTCTAAATCAGTATAAGCCATCGTGAAGTAATTGACCAACCAAGCAGTAACTCCCCTATCATTCATTATAGACGCAGCATTAATAAGCCAAAAACTCTTAACATTTTTACCATCTTGTTCTGGCTTTTTGGTATCTTGCGGGATTGGAGGAGTTTTTGCGGCTGTGTCTATAGTACCTGCCTTGCCCTTTTCTAATTCTTCCAACATGTCCTTTCCTTGTTCATTGATAGCAACCTTAACTATGGTTCTAAATTCTAGACTAGGGTCATACCCTACATTAAACTTCCCTACCTGCGTAATGGTATCCTGCAGCGTCTTAAATAATTTTTTGTCCAGTTCTTCTAACATCTTACCAACAGCTGCGTGGTTAGCGGCATACTTAACCTTGTCCACGCTGCTCTTATACGTAATCTGCTCAAGAGAATAAAGCTTACCTGTCTCATCCCACAACTTGGCATATACAGATATACCAGACTTAAGCCTAGACAGATAGCTCTCTAGTTTTAAATATAACTTATCATAGTCTTGATTAGTGTACGTGATTGGTATATGCAGTCCCTTTGTAATCTCTTCTATCTCAGCGGCCTTTTGTTCTGGAGTGAGCGGTACTGCCCCCTTTTGCTGAGCCAAATAATCTGAAACCTTGGTTGCGACAAAATTAGAAATTTCCTTGCCTTGTGTTTTCATAACCTCATTTAATCCATTATTTATTGCCTTTGTGGTAGCTCTGACCATTTTAATTTGCGCCACAAGGCTGGACCACGCCTTGGATAAATATTTCTTTGGTGATTGTAATATTTTCTTCAAATCTCCGGCTGACATTTTGGTATTTTTCTGAACCGGCTCAGTAAGTTTACTTTGTGATAATTTATCAAAACTACGCTCCTTGTTGGCGCTCTCATACGCAGTTTTAAACGCTTCCGGATCTGGAATGGTGATACCGATTGATTTTAATTTTTCCTGTACCAAGGGTACGTTTGTTTCTATAAACGCTTGATGGAAAACGGTATTGTTCAACTGCAGAAACTCGTGAAGATTTTTAAATATTACTTCAGGAGATTTTGGTGCCTTACTCTTTTCATTTTTAACGATTATTGATTTTTTATGTTTAAGCTCTTTCAAAGCAAGGTTGCCAAGTCTATCGGTTTGTTTGTTACCATCAGAAGACTTAAACAACTCCTGTATCGGAACCTTGTAGTCTGAAAGAATTTTATATTGCTTAGTCCCAAGAGCCGGTATTAATTCTACTATTGCTTTGGCGAGCGCAAGCGCACCCTTGGATTGGGCTTCCTTTAATTTAGAAATAACTTCTGCGTCAGTTATCTCTCCACCGACAGCGCCAGGGCTGACAGCCTTAGATTGTTCCTTAGGTTTAAATATTTCATCGGCGACACCGGGCTTAGCCAAATCACTTAACGTTTTAACTTCTGTTGAATTTGACGGCTTAGATTCTGCTGATGGTCCGCCAGCTAATTCAGCTGCTATTTCTTCGTCTGTCTTAAATTTTCCAGGCATAGTTATTCCTCCAATTACTCTTCTCTTAAGAGGCTTCCTGCTCTTTTAATTTCTTCGTAAGTATCCGGGATAATATTAAGATCAAATATAACCCGACGAAGAGCCTCCAACTCGTAATGATCCTTGATCTGTTCAAGAATGCTGGCCACCTTTTTAGATTTATCTAATGTAAACTGTGGATCGATGTGAACCTTAGCACACTCTGCTCTTTCAAATTTAATCATTTCTGTCATTGCTGAAACGAAATGCTTTTTCATTTTAGAAAGCTTGTGATGATCCCTGCCCAAATACCAGTCTACATTGCTAGAGCCAAAAAGCCCTCCCTTACTCATTTTCAATTCAGACATAAATTCCTCCTGTATCTATTGGACATAGGTGTATGTCCCTCATAATATAAGGCTTATTATAACCCATTTTATGAGTTTTACAGGAAAGAAAACACAGAAATGCAAAAATAGATTGACTTTAAAAGAGTTTTGAGGGATTATAAAATGATGGGAATAAAGTACGAAGAGAGCCGGTGGAGCTAGTAGGGAGGCATCTCTACTAGCTCCTGGGTTAAAATTTAGATTATGATGGGTTTGCCGGCATTTTGCGTAAGTCTTTTTGCAGAACCGTTATGTAGGTTCCGATAGAAGTTGGGTGCGGGTCTTTTCTTTTTGGTGCGGATAAAATAACAACTTTACATAAATCCCTGTCTTTTTGTTTAACCTCAACTACATATGCGTATCTTGTCCATGTATATTTTTTACCGACGTTGATATCATATGTGTTAATCAGAGACTCAACAGTTTGTTCCATTTTTATACCCTCCATTGGTTATAGCAGAATAAATATTTCCTGTCAAGTCTTTTTAAGACACTTTATTAAATTCATCAGGAAACCCGTAAATAACACCGACTATACCAGCCTTTAAAATTGCCTTTCTACATTTTTCGCAGCAATATGTGTGACCATATAAATAGAGTGTGCCACCACGTGCGTTCTCCCCAGCATTTGCTATTGCGTCTATTTCTGCATGGGCGTTTTGTTTACAGATTTGTTGGCAGTTCTCGTATCCTTCTCCGGATGGCATGTCACCACGTGGGCATTTGGTCTGAGGATTGTGACACCAGTTAGTGCCAACCCAATAACGACCTTTATTTTTTATAACGGCTACTACTAATTGTTTAGCACAAGACATGAGTTCTCCTTAAGCTAGTTTACTGAGTGCATTATTACAAAGGAATGTCAGATAATAAGCCGATGCTTCTTCATCCTTAACTTCTACAAATGACATGGCGTAACACATATGATGATACAGCTCATGTATTAATGCGCTTATATTATGCGTGCTCTTATTAAAAGATTCCATCCAAAGATAACAATGCTCATCTCCGCTATTGTCTTTAAACATAAAATACGCTGCGCCATCGGTTGGTGTTATATCGTCATCCTTGCTAAACGTGCCAATTTTTATTTCTGATTTCACTAATTTGAAAAATGCCTTAGGGGATGTGTTTAATACAACATGCAGATGTTGACCGTATACTGGATCTTCTATTGTAAATCTTTTCATGCATTCTCCTAAATTAAGAGGCTGGCAATCTGCATCAGACACCAGCAGATATTTAAGCAGCATACGATTTAAGGGATCTACTCCAGACGAGCCATTTGTTAGCCGTCCTCGTTTGGTCGTGCACCAGCGTTAATATTTTATAAGCGAGCTGACAGAGGTAACAACCAACCTTAAAGAATTAAAATAATCAAACCCATAAGGGTGGCACATCAAAAATCAACAACCAACAAGTTAGGTACCGGTCACCGACGACCAGGCACCAACATACCTGTATGTTTGAATGGCACTAGTGGTAACGCCCATTCCCGCCAAGTCACTTTATGCTTTTGATTATCGAGCTCAATAAGTGAAGTGGAGACAAGACTCGAGCTCTATCTGTCCTCAGCCCGCAAAGACTGATTATATCTCTCTCGACAAGGGAGCTCTAATATCATACCCGTCTTAGGCAGAGCGACTGCCAACAAGCATGCCGAGAATTATTTACAGTATCTCTGAAAGGACCTCGTCATCCCAAAGATAGTCCTTAACGGCCGTAACTTGATTGGTCGCTTTGATGGACTCATCAAGGAGACGTATCTCCTTGGCTATCCTGGATATTTTCTTATCCAGTTCTATTGCCGAGTATGTTGGCTCGGAGACCTCTTTCTCTCCGTCCTTGCCATACCCGAACCGCTCGACCCTACGAGCGTTGATGTTCCTCAGAGTGCAAAGCTCCGAGTGCCTCTGGTGCAGGGATTTCAACTTCCCTAGCGCCATGTTTATGGTCACTTCTTTTCCGGTATTTGCCATACTGCCTCCTTTAAAAATTTCCTATTTTAAGTTCCTTTCCGTACCATTTTTCGTTACGATCATGTATCTTTTTATAGGCCTCTAAACAATCGTAGAGATATTCTGCTAATATAAAGTCCGCCGTGTTGCTTTCATTCTCAACACAATTCCTGTTTAGCACTTCGGCTAATTCTTTTACCACTTTGTCTCTATTAATTTTAAATTCACCAACGTTCCCAGGAGATTCAGTTATAGGTGCTTCAAAGTTTCCAGATGCTATCCCAATCCACAAACTACATATATTCTTGCCGGGTGAAATATATCCGACCGGAAGATCGCAATTTGGCCTTTGTTTACAATTGTCGCACCCAAACTTATCTGTGCTATTGTACATTTTCCCTCCTACCTTATTTTCGCTCTGATCTTTTCATATATCTTACCTTCTGTTTGCAATAATCCTTCCTCATAAAGATGAAGAGATGTTACGGTGATAGACACTATATGACAAATATACTGCGTTAAAATCTTGCCTATTTTCTTTTTATGCTTTATAACAGCATTCTCAAATATAAAATTATCACCATAAAAAATCTTTAATTCGCTAGGAATATTTATCCATTCATCCTTCTTCCCGAATACGAACCAACCGCCTTCAATATGATTCAGCGGGACTGCTGCTGTGATAATCTTTGGCGTCGTTACCGGAAACCCCTTATTATATTCATCAAAACTTTCTCTACGAGTGACGACAGTCAACACGGAATACCTGTCATTCTTTTCGACCACGTTTAAACAACTTTGTATAACATCACTGTTCCACAATATATCGTCATTCAAAAGAAGATAGTACTTGGTGTCGCACAAATTAACGCCATAGTTCCAGGCTGGGTTGACCTGTAAATCTGGCTGGTCATCCACGACCATAACTTTATTTCCAAACTTTATTTTGCTCTTAAATTCCTTCTTAGCGGTATTGTCTATCACTATTACTTTCTTGATGTATTTACACTTCTCAGCCTCTTCCAACGATCTTTCTATCCACCTTGCTGGAGCCACCAACAACGTTGGCATGATAATCGTTACTGAGTTTTCTAGCAACGGCATGTCAACATTAGGCATCGTAAACGCATGTTCCCTACTATCTAATACATGTTGAATATCGTCGACTATATCGGTAAATCCATTTCTATGCATCTCTTGCATCAAGGCTATCAACTGTTCTGGTGACGCCCACTTAAAATAGAGTTCTACCCCAGGCTTTAACCGCTCGCTAGCAATGTATATATTGGCTAGTGCGATATTATTTACCTTATCATTTTTATGTTTGATGGCTTCCTTCATATAGGTTTCAGCCATTGGAATATTTTCAAGAGCAATATAAAGTCTGCTAGCCTGTGCCCATATCTCTGGCAAAACTTGGTTCTCGCTTAATGCCAGCCTGTATGCATCTATTGCCTTGCTTATCTTCCCGGCCTTAAAGTATGCATTGCCTAAGCTAGCATATGGTTTCCACGTCATTGCGCCATTATCATAGCTCAACAATTTTCCTATTAACTTAGTACAGTAGCACGCTTTATCATATAGCGTTATCGCTGCATCTAATAGATTTGCGTTTTCGCAGAACGTACCTAAATTTAAATAGAATGCTGATGACGTTGTTTCAACATCCTTAAGCGCATTAATTTTATTAATATCATTGATTGTCGTCGCACAAACAGCTGCTCCGTCATATGAAAGCGGAAGATAGTTTGCATAAAAATGTTTAGGATCAGCTTTTAATATATCAACAACTTGCATATAAAACTTATATGCATCTTCATATTTTTTAGCAAGAAAACACTGTTGCGCAAAATGATATATAAAGTAAGGGTTATTGGGTTCTTTATCAACACACTCTTTAAGCATATCATAATTTCGTTTATCAGAGCCCTTTCTATCTTTCTCGGATTTAGTGTATCCGTAGTGATCTAATATAATTGACGTACCGTCTATTTTATATTTATTTTTATAGTCAGATACATTCTCATGTATCGGCAATTCATACACTAACTCTTTATCATTGGGAAATAATCTAAAATTATTGCTCACGACCATATCACCGGTATCTAAAAAATTGTGCATGGTGACATTATATAATTTCAGATCGCAGTTTTTTAATCTTTGCAACTCTGCAACGCTCTGAGATGTTAGGGTTTCATCACAATCTATTTGAAATATAAAATCCTTCGTTGCATGTTTCATGGCTTCATTACGTGCATCAGAAAAAGAACCAGTCCATGGGAAATCATATATCTTTGCGCCGTATTTAGCGGCTATATCTTTAGACTTATCTGTACTGCCGGTATCTACAAAAATGATTTCATCGACTACAGACTTAATACTATTAAACATTTTATCTAGAACTGGCTCTTCGTTTTTACAAATTATGCATGCTGAAATAGTTTTCATCTCGTCTCCTTAATTGATAAAAGTATACCACATGTAATATTGCTTGTCAATAGTAATTTGGTGGAGGTGCCGGGATTCGCACCCGGGTCCCAAAAAGCGTCCGCATGTATATCTACCTGTGTAGCGCAATTGTAGCTTTAGGGCATCAAAGACAAATGCGCAAACCTTGACACGCCTCAGCGTATTGTTTTTCGTCTACTCTCATACGCACTAGTAGATATATCTCACTGTAATGACGCCCATTTTAACCACGTGAGCAAGGAAAAGTGGGCGTGACAGCTAAGCTGCCAGAGCTAAGTTTGAGTTAGCTTTTGTTTTTTGAATCTTTTTAACGAGGAGACTCAACCTCAACAGGCAATACAGACTTCAACTTCCGGTCGATACTAGTCACCCCCACATTGATATTGGCTCCCGAGCCACGGATCGAACGTGGGACATCGAAATTAACAGTTTCGCACTCTGCCAGCTGAGTTACTCGGGAAAATATGCTTAAAACACATTATGGCATAAGGCTTATTCTTAAGGTGTTGAGCGTTTGAAGTCCACTTTTCACGAAAACAGCCTCTAAAACCACTTATATAATAATGCGTTTTCACGTTGTTGAGAGAGTATAGTGACTGGAAAGCATTATAGAATAATGCTTTTAAGGGAGAAGATGAAGCGCCTTGTTAGTTATACACCTGTCGCCCAACAATTTAACAGCGGCCTCATCATACGCTATGGCGGCTTCCTTATCCGTGGCGTAACTTCCTACATAATGTCGCTTTCCGTTCACGTAAACATTGGCTCTCCAAAGCTTACTTCTCTTGTCATCGTTAATCTTGAATATGCCTTTATAAATAGTGCCCCTGGACTTCCTGACCATTCCTCTGGTTCCCCTATTACATTTCCTATGGGAAAACGCTATATTAGCCATATCAAAATAAGCATTTACCGGATCCTCTGAATACAACCATTCCTTCTTATGTTCTACAGAATACGTATCCGCTGTCATTGGCTTAAGACACTTATAACAAACATTCATACCAGCTTTCTCTATAAGCATAAATATAAACTTCTTCTCAAGCCGTCTACGAGCCTTGCCCTCAGACATCCCCAACTGTTCTATTTTATGTTTCGCATTGTTCTGCATTAGTTGTCCTTGTGTTGATTAATAACAATAACAGCCTTTTTCGTATTCATTGCTGTTGATTCCATATCACTCAGAATTAAATGAATGACCTCAGCAAGACGCCTAATGCCGTCCGGCTGTTTCACTATATCGTGTATGCCCTTTTCTATGTCGTCAACGGATATATTCATGCTCTCCTATTTGGGTACGATGAATGAGTGTATCTTTTGATGCTTCTCATAGATGATTTCTACGCCAAGCGTGTTGCCGTCTTTGTCAGTGTCGACCGCTACCATGCACGATTTAGTAACCGGCTTCAGAGCTGTGTTATAATGCAGTGATTTCATCCTTTCTTTTGGTATCAAATATATATAAATACTGCCGTTTGTTTTATCATGTGTCACCGCCAGCCTCCATTGTAACCCAACACAATTGCCAACCTCTAGTCCGCCACATTCCATGCACTCTGATGTGGCTGTTTGCTCCCTTCGGTAGTGCAATTATTTTACGGCAAGGTGTTGGATTTCAGAAGCAACTAGTCCATTTGATCTTGTATAGCGTCTAATTGTGATTCCAGCCTTGTCTTCTCGATCTCCAGCTCATCTATGGAAGATATCATATCCTCTAACTGAGATTCTATATTCGCCACCAAATCCTGAGCCTCTTGCAATTCGTTTTCCTTATCCTCTAAATCCAGCTCATTTAACTCGCCTTCTACCTTGTTGATTTTATCCTGCAATATATCGGCTTTTTCTTGCAACCTTTCCTTTTTCCCCATTAGACCTCCGTGAAGATTAATGTCTAAGACCGAGATATAGTAAAGCCGCTATCAAGAGTACTATTTCCAATATAGAGACAATGTCTATTACAGTTATTTTATTTTTGTCCATCATCATCAACCTGCCTTAAATCAAAAGTGCCGAAGGGCCTCCTGAGAGCCTGCGGTAGAACTCTACAAATGTTTTCGGCTCCGACCGGGTTCATGCTATGCACTATAACATCCGTATTTTTATTACTGGATTCTGCTATGGCTTTTGCCACAGTGTATCCTGTTTCTTCATCTTCTGAAGGAACGAAGACACGACCGCCCAAATCGTGATCCAAGAATATGAAGTCATATTTCTTTGAATTAACACGAGCGACAGCGTCTTTGGCTGTGGTACATATATCGAGACCAACAGATATTTTATTCTTAAACCACGCTATCCTATTGGGGTCGTCTTCTACAACTAAAATATTCATTCGTTCTCCTTGGTTCCGGGGCCTGGACTCGAACCGGGATTAGGTGGTTCACAAAAAAATTGGCAAACTTGTTTCTTTTGTCTTTGAAATGTAAGAATCCTTTTGATACTTATTTGTTTTAGCTACAGGGGAAGGACTCGCACCTTCATAGGATCCTTCAAAGGGATCCATCCTACTTTTAGATGACCCTGTATCATTTCAAACCAACCCATTTTCTAACAGCATGGTCACTTACTCCGTATTTTCTGCCAGTACCAACATATCCCAATGTTCCTATTTCATTATTTAAGGTCACTAAATCTGGTCTATTAACCTTACGCCTCAATTTACACTATATTAATTAATTCACCCTTCGGTATCATCCAAATCTTACTAAATCTCATTATCGCTCCCCGGACACAAGCCACCCGTGCTACCATTACACTACCCCGGACCGTATCCTCTTACACTATATAAGGATTTTTATAACCTATCCCATTGATGCTATGAGAGCTATTTCTAAATCATGTGTGTCCCTTATTTTAGTTACATCCATGTGTTGTGAAACAGCCCCTGCCATAACAGCCGCTAGTCTACGCTTGTCTTCTATCGGCAGAGCCTTGATCTCGCCTGCAATCCTCATTAAATTTTCCATTATATCTTCTCCTTTGAAATAAATTTTGGACATTCAAATACTGGAGTCACAACGTGGTGCTTCTTACACAGCTCATAATTCTCACGGGCAATTTCACAGTTCTGTGCTGGATATGCCGGGTCGATTATTAGAAGGGCACATTTCCAACATAAGCACATCTCCTTGTGTTTACCTTTTAGTTCCGAAAATACCGAGACATTAACTCCGTAATATTCATACTTTTCGATATTCATTCAGCGCCCTCATTTAAATCTTTTACCTTATCTATGGTGTAGTTACCTGGCCTAACTTCTACTTCGTCGCCATCTTTATCCTCTATTGACACCTTGATATTATATGCGCTGTGATCACTAAAAGAATATCCGACAGCCGACAATATACGAAAGATTAAATCTCTAGCGGCCATGGTTTCATCTAAACGAGCACTATCGTCTGTCATGGGTGACGTGTCTCTCTCCTCTATCACAATCTGATTATATCTCCCCTCTTCCGCATCAGACGGAACCTCAATGATAAAGCCGCCACCGACGTTCTTTATTTTAATGTCCCACTCTATATTCACTTTACATCTCCTGATAGATTATGGTAGTCACAATTCTTTTTATCATTTTCACTAGTTATAATCGGATAGTTGGGCCTGTCTGGCCACGACGGTGATATCGGATACGGATTAACCGGATACCCCGGATTATAAGCCGGAGGCAAATCACCCTTCATATCATAGTGATAATGATAGTGATTTTCAGGTGTAGCACTTAATGCCGCAATCTTTTTCTCTAGTTCAGATACTCTCGCCTCAAGCGCAGCTATCATTTGTAGATGATTGAACGCTAGATTAGCCACATCATCCTTATATGCCGGTGCACGAGGGTCTTCCTTTTCACAGTTACAATTACATTCCTTTGCGTCTTTCATTTCTGTGTCTTCACTCATATTTCCTCCTTGTTAACAAGTATAATACTCTTCAAATGCACTTGAACCGGCATATCAGCCATTCTTAACCGCCTTTTTAACTAAGTAAATATAAGTATGTCTATTCGTCTTAACCAACTTACATCCATATTTCTGATGGGCTTTTTGTGATGCTATGTTATTTTTCCCAACAAAAGCATATAATGTTTGTGTATGCCACATGTCATCCCAAAGGTGATTAATAAAATAATCGTACACCAATTTAAAATACCCCTTACCCCTATATTTCTTTTTCAATTCTATATCTGTATAAAGCTTCTGATCTAACCATAATACACCGAATGTGCCAATGAGTTTTTCGTCATCGTTATAAACGTCCCAATAAATTGAATTACTATATATTTTAGACAATGACGTTTTAAATTCCATATTATTCCGTCCTTAATTTAATAGTATAAAATATGGCTTTTTCTAACGGAACCTGAAAGAACAACTCGCCCTTAGCATTATACTTGTTAGAGACCTCCACTATTGGGCTTGCTCTCAGATCCTTCCCCCAAACCACCAACGCCCTATCCTTCAATGAATTAGCCATGCAAAACATTGTTGGCAATCCTAGATTTGTAAACTTAATCTTGCGTTCTGGAAACTGTATATTTTCGTACGGAAAATTAAACGTGTCCCATACCGTTTTAATTTCAGCTTCAGCATAACCAGATATTAAACCGTTTTTAAATAACAAAAGATCCACACCATATTGGTCTGGATTTTGTTTTACTTCATAGCCGTATTTTTTGGTAGCCACAAGAGACGCTATGCGTTTAGCTATCTCATCGTTTTCTTTATATAATTCTTTGTCGAACTTTTTTCTTACTGACATTTCACTCCATTCCGTGGACCGAGTGGGGAAGCGCTAGGCGCCTCCCCTTGCTCAGTCAAATCGGGCTAACTGTCGCCCAGCACGGTATTTTGTTATTTATCTTCTTTCTTTCTATCAGGTATCGTCATATCTATCGATAATTCTTTTGCGGATTTTGCTTTCAGAAGCTCGATTAGATCGTTCGCTCCTGATCCTGCAGTGGCTCCCTTCGCATCATTCATCACGACGCTAGGAACCCACGCTCCCTTATAAGCTTCCATCGCCTGTGCATAACGGCTATTAATTGCTACGAGCGCCTCTATCTTTTTCTCAAGCGCACCGTCGGCCGCCATCACAAGCTTCTTCCTGGTAGCCTCACCCTCACCAAGCATGATCTGTTTTTCCTTCTCTTGCGCTGCAGCCTGTTTCTGAAGGGTCGCAACTTCGAGTTGCTGTTGAGCCTCTACGACAGCCTTCGCTTTAACAACCTCTTGTTCCCACTTTGCTTTCGCCGCATTAGCCTCACCCTGTTTACCTACGGTGATTGCATTCTGTTCCGCTTCTTTGGCCTGTGCCATTGCGGTCTGCACAGACATTGTGATGCCCTGCTGTTGTGTAATCTGTTTCTCTACTGCATCATCATAGGGAAGCTTGGTTACTGCGAAATTGCTAGTTTTGATACCATACCCTGTCAGTATAGCATCTTCCTGCCTCATCGGTTTGCCGTCCTTATCTATCACAATCTTAGCGACGGTGATGGTTTTATCTGCCCCGGTAATGGGGTCTTTAGTTTTTACCTCTTCCTGAGTTGTGCGATAAACACCATTCTTAATCTGATCCTCGATATAGAATATTAAGCTCGTGCGTTTTTCAGCATAGCTTTCTTTCGAAGACATAAGCGGGCCAGTCATATACACACACTTATTGGTAACAACCTCTACAAGGTTCTTTTGTATTGCTTCCTGACTACCATACTTCTGAAGCAATGATGTAAGAGACGGAACATCGAGCGGAACTTCATAGTTAATGGAACCTACCACCGTTCCGTGTCCGCCGTCATTAAATCTTACTGGAATCTGGAATTCATAAGTTTCCAGCTTCTCAAACTTCGTTACCTTCCCGAAGCCCTGCCACTTAAGACCCGGCTCCGTGTACCATGTTAAAGAGCCTGTGATAGGATTCTGTATACACATTACCTTGTCTGCTGACAGATTTTTAAACAGGTTGGTGCAGAGTATTATGGCTAATATAACGCCTACAACTGCCGCTCCCCATTTGAAAATCTTTACCATCAACGCTTTATTTTCGTCCATTTTTACTGCCTCCTCTTTTCGTTTCATTTCTGCTTCCTCCTTCTCTTTAGCCTCGATTTTTTCTTTTTCTTGTTTAGAATGAACTCCTAATTTATCTTTAAACTTTTGTTTGGCCTCCTCTCCAGAGCTAGCCTCGAACATTTCTGAGACAAAAGCTTTTGGGTATTTTTGATTAACCGCTCTTAAATATTGTTTGTATTCCTGCTCGTCTACTACTTCTATAACTCTGTAGTCACCATCCGAGAAAAATCCAAAATAATTATTCATTTATCTCAATCTCCATATCTATTGGTGGGCGTACAAACCCAACCGGCAGTGGCTCCCACTTCCTAAGTCTTGGGGTGTTGGAGCTCTGCGTTGAAGAGCATATCCTATTACATACGGTTCTAGTAACTGATATCGAATTTCCGCAATTACCGCAACATCTTTCATCCTCTTTCTTTTTTTTCATCAGACCTCCTAACGAAGTAAAAAATACAACACTACAATTACTACAATAATCTCAAATGAACTTTTTATCAAACCTGATAGATTTGGGCCTATCTCTATCACTGCGCCTCCTATATCCAAAGATCTTGAAAATGCGCCTTAAAACTTTCCATGCCCTCGTCATATACCCTTTTTGCGTCCGGATTATCTTTTATATCTATTGAATGAAAATTTGGATCTTCTGGATGCCATTCATTGTTCCATATAATTAAATTAAAAGCCGCTATCATTTTATCTAACTCTACTATCCATTCCTTATGCGCATGCTCACAATCCTCACACCCTTCGTTTTCTTTATTGTTTTCTTCATACTCTTTCATGGCCGTCAATCTTTTAACTAACCATTTAGAAGCGTGATAGTCCAAAGCATACAACTCACGTTCAGAACACCCGTGTTTATATCTGTGCTTCAAATCCGTGATGAAAAACCATGCATCCGCAACCTTACTTTTAAATTTCCACCACCAACTAAAAACATGTGCTATTTGATTATCTGTTTGAGTCATGTTTACTCATTGTCTTAACTATATCCCAAATTTTTAAATAACCTGCCGCATCGATCAAATTATCTCTCTTGGTTTTAAATATTTCTCGGCTTAACTTTGTGGCCAATAAGACAACTATACACTCTTCCGCTGTATGCGGCTTCTTAAGTATTGCCGAGGCTATGCTTGCTATGTGATTCCAATTATCGTATGGGTGACCGTATTGTTTCTGACGGTCCTCATTGACAAGCTTATCAGCTTCCTCCAATATACTAGGAAGATATTTATTTCTTTTCGTCTGTTTTGTTGGCATTGAATAAAGCCTCCCGCTCTTGCATTTTTATTGAATTCTTTTCTATTAACCCAGCCTTTACCAACGCAGGGAATAAAATCTGTTCTCCAATAATTATTTCATCTATTAACTTATTGATGTTGGCGTACAATTTCTTATATTCCTCTTCATCTTTAAATTCTTTAGACTGCATGTGCTTTGCGACAATCTCATCATGAACAAGCTTCTGAATAAACTCGCTGTGCAGCATTACAACTTGGCGATCTTTGTTCCTAATAAAGAGGGCGGCCTTAAGAAGCCCACGAACCCTCTTGTTATCAAACCAAAGCTCTGCTATTAAAGCGAGGGTGGCGCCTATCAGAATCCCTACTAAAATTGTATTAATCAAGCATTTACCCTCCAATTATATATACTCTTATTTATCAGATTTATCAACATGTTTTTTAAATATCTTTGATACAAAAACAGCACTCAAAATCCCTAATATAACCATGCCTATCCATGAGAATGCTGACACTCCGTGTTTAACCTCATTTTGAGAGTGTGGCACGAAATTACTAGCGTCTTGAACCTTATGACATATTCTATTCCCCTCATCCACCTTGACGTTTTCTATAGCATTCATCAATTTAGCGAAGACGTGCTTAACACCCATCCACAAAAGCGCCACTACCGGTAGCGACATTAACGCCAAAAATACTGTAACTAAAGGATCCTTTAATAAAATTGGTGTTAATACTATAATGGTCTGGAACGCCGCAAAGGCGAATAAACAACAAAATAGAAAGATAAAAACCTTCATAACTACAATAAAAATATTCTTATGTGTTGCGTTATATAACCGCTCCTGCTGTATTTCATCTTGACTTTGAATAAAGTCTGGTTTCATTTGGCCATCGCATATAGCTTTATTACATCTGTCTTATCACGAAGATACATGGCCACAGGACACTTGGCAAGTAATCTGTCCATAAATTCTGGCTCAGGAATAGCAAGTACGACATAATCATAGATGTCACTTATAAATGAGTAGTTACTAAAATCATCTGAATGCCAATATCCATCAGGTTGAATCGTTGTGTATTTTATACGTCTTAGTTCTGATCCATATACTCTAGGGTGCAAAATAGCAAAATCATAAACCACAGTCCTAATCATGTTATTAAACCCTGTGGATTCTTTCCACCCTCGAAATGTAACAATAGGTTCAGGAGTTCCGTCTAAGCGCATAGAACCCTCCTTAAACAACTGTCTTGTTTACTTCTCCGCACTTCTCACACACCATTATGCAGATATAGGTTTGTTTGAAAAAATCTTCTGGCTCAGATTTCAGTTTAGCATCGGTCCCTTTTGTCATTTTAGCGAATAATTCACATGGAGATTCAAGAATAGTTTTATCAATTACCTTCCACACATGCGGGCATTTATCAAATAGGGCCATTATTAATCCTCCTTTTTATTAATTTTATTTTTTAAATATTCAGCTACTTCTTTAGTATACGTTCCAGCAAAAATATCACGCTTGACACCGCCCATAATACACCTTATATTTAGATTTTCTCGCCCCTCACAAACTATAGATGGTATCAAATAAGCTGAAATATTCTGTTTCATTTATATCTCCTTTAATCTTTTAATAATTTCATCCAGAGTTTTCTTATCCCAAGCCCTATGGTAAACTAGTTCATCATCTATATTGATGGACATTCCACCGTGCAGTCCCAGGACATCTCAGTAACAATACCTTTATCATTAATAGCTTTAACTATAGGCCAAATATCCTTATCTATGATAGGCTCTAAGGCATCGATGTTAAATTTCTTCCGCCTTGTGGCTTTCATTTGTGGTAGGCCTCCATTCTGCGTCTTACAAAATCATCCATCTCTTCTGTAGTTGCACTTCGCATATGCTTAATTGCGGCCTTAGTTCTAAAGTGCAGCCATACAAGTGCAATTATACATGAGGATATTGCTACTGTGAAGTACCAGATGCCAGGAAGCCATACCGTCACTCCTGTAATAATTAACATCCACCACATAAACCTGAATGAATTTTTCATGCTGTTATATTGTTCCCATAATGTCATGTCTTTAAACTTTTTCATTTGTCACATCCATAATCCACATCTTCTCCATACTTGTGCCTAATTGCGATTTGTTTATCCTTAAGCGCCTCTATCTGATTTTCTATATTGCTTAGTTCTTTTTTCTCTGCGTCCCTAGAAGCATCAGATTGATAAAGCTCAGGATTTTCTACATACTTCGCCCTGTCTTTAACGGCTAACCCTACCTTTTTCCATATTGTATTAATGTCTTTATCTATATCATCGCATCGATTATCAATTGTGTTTGTGGTAAACATCTGCCCTAGGCCATCCCTATTGATCTGATTTTTTAAACTGTCTATGGTACGTTGCTGTAGAATGCTACTAATAAATAACACAACTATAAGACACCCGCTTAATATAAATGCTCCCCATATATTTACATTACTTGGATTTTTCATTTTACCTCCTCGCACAAACTATGTTCCTGTAACCTTTTACATTCTCCGCATCTGTTTCGCAGATCCTTTAAATTCTCCTCTATATTAATTTTACGGTCAGAAGTAATTAACTTCTTGCCTAATTGATCTATTGGACTATTATGTTTATATCCACGATCGATCATTTCCTTCGCCAGTTCATCATGTCTGGAAGATAGTTTGCCAACATCAAGCAAACCACCGGTGATATATCCGTCCATTTTATGATCTTTTTTAATGGATCCAACGAACATATGGGTTTCAACATGTTCGCCGAGTAAGTGCTTCCTACACAGTATTTTTGGATTAACCATCCACATTCTCATACTATCGCCTCAAACTTGTATATGCAAACATCTCTGTTAATCATATTACACCGCCTAAATCTAATCCTATATGCTTTCTGTGTAATGTTATCTATACCACCAGTATACATAGCTTCAACGCAAACGTCAAGAGAAAAATAAAGATACGGAGTGAACTCTTGTACCTCTTGGCACCCGCTCAATATTCCCATCTCTAATTTAGCTATCATTGGATTAATCTTCTTTATACAGTGTACCGACGCAACCACAATTTTTGCACTTTGCGTCCCCGGCCCCGTTTGCGGAATTAGCAACCAAAATTCCCTTTGGGACCAATATGGTAGATACTGCATCACAGTTATTACATACCATTACAACCGCATACGTATTTTTTTTATTTTTCATTGTATTTTCTCCTTTGTTATAAATTTGTAATTCCATTTAATAAGAGCATCACCGTAACAATCATCACGTAATCTAGCCCAGCATTCTTTCCAATCACTAGAACTATACAGAATGCAACCTGTGCCAATAAGATATCCAAAGATATTAACCGCTAGCGCTATAGGCCAGATGGGCAGTGACAGTAAAAACTTAAAGCATGTAAACCAATTGATTCTATATGAATATTTAGTTGGGGCTATAGTAACTTTGTATTGGTCTTCCATATACCTCCTTTAAAAAGTGAATACACCCCTTCTCTTCTTCCTTCTCCCCGGACCCCTCATCCATCATCACAACCTCGTGTGTTGTTATTACAAGGTCTTCTTCTCTTCTTCTTCACACCCATCATCTTTACACTAACACCCACCATCTAACACCCACCATCTAACACCCATACAAATAACATCTTTTTTCTTTTCCCCTTTTTAGATATATACTAATATATACTCATAATTTGATCAAATTTCAACGGATATTTAGCAATGTTTGTAAATAATTAATTACCTTCTGGCGCTGTTGGGGTTACCTTACTATCTTTAATCTTGTTTGTTAAGTCTTCACGTATAAACCTTCTCCACGCAGACATTTTATTCTGTAGCATTTGGTCGAGCAGTTCGTCTGCAAGATCAGTATCAGATACCTCAGCGGCAATCTTCATCTCTATATCTTGCGGATATGTTTTATATACAAGGTTTATCAATGAATCAAACTTATCTGAAGACGTTAATGGCTTCCCGGCGGCCAGGTTTAAGCTCATTCCCTCCAAGGGCTTTAAAAACTGGAGTTTATCATCCTCCATTTTAATTCTGAAGACTATATTTTCAATGCTGAATGCTACAGAATCATCTGTATTAGACAGCATTTCCCATTCCCATTTTGAATTAACTATATAGTCTCTCATTTCCTTAATGGTTCCCATAATTTTATCCCTCCCCGTAGGCATTAAAGATGCTATAACAAATGACGGAAGTTTTGTGGTGACCTCCAGGATTTGATTGTCCACCAAAATGTTAAATTCCTCAGGTGATAACCTGTGATATCCACTATCACTCATGGAATCTTCTTGGCGTTTTGCCTTATAATACAATGAATCATTGTTTAACATCCAATCATATATAGCCGCAAATCTAAGATTATCAACGATAATCTTTTCAAACATATTCGGGGCTATTTTGGTTCGTAAAAAATTAAGAAACATTTGCATGTTCATACAGCCTCCTTAAGCTTGCCGCTCTTTATTGCCGCTACCTCTTCCTTCCAAAGAGCATCTTCCTCAACCACGCTGTCCCAGGGTCTGATGTCTTTGGGAACCGCAACCTCATCGTAAAATCTTACTAGGTCTATCAAAAACTTCTTATATCTGGTGTTGCCTAAAGACTTCTCTGCCAGCGTTAATATGTTTTTGCCGGTCAAAGTCTTAATTAGGTGAGCTTTAGCTCTAGGCGTAAGAGCCATTGACACCCACATTTTAGGTGTCATTTGTTCACGCCCCATTTCATCAAGACATTCTACCAAATTATCTTTTTCTTCCACTGTTACAATAAACGAATTGGACGTCATCTCCGTCCCATTAAAGCCACTTAATAACGATATCCTGCGCTTACCGGTCGTCAACCACTCTACAGCTAGCGTGTGCGCCGGAGACGCAGGTGAAATTTTATTATCCAAAACGGAAAACTGTATTTTCTTGGCAGAATAGGCGAATTCTGTAACCAAAATTCTAGACCTGTCCATGCGGTCTATTTCGTATATGTTAAAAGCATATCGCCCATTGTCAAATATAATATCTAATTCATACGGCATAGACCCCTCCTATTTTATAATTTTTAACTTTTCATACAACTCAATTACATCTAATCTTGGTTTCAATTTGCCCTTAATACCGAATCTCCACTTATTGTAAAGTTGCCAAACCCCATTATTGGTCTTCTCCGATTGCTTATCTAGCCACAGATACCAAACCACTATGTTTTTCTCGGGGTCGCTGTCTGGCCTATCCGCTAAATATGGAAACATTCTATCAGCTATGCGCCAGTAGTTCTTACTTGGTATCGGTTCATTGTAATGACATTGGTTCATGCACATCACCCATAAATCTATGCTTCCGGGAGCAATACCGCCAACATTGGTATACTTACATGTTGATGATGTGTTAAACCCGCTCTCGGCCGATATCCACATATTACCTAAAACTATAGGTTTGAATGTGTCAAAATTATAGTGCGGGGCTAAAAACTTATATTTCTTTAAACACCGCTCTATATTGTATAAACTTTCAGATGTGATATTGTTCTTGCTTATGGTGCCAGCTGATGCGTAGTGCTGGTACACTATGAGCGAGTATTCTAGACTATTCTTCTCATCTTCTAGAGTCCCGACCACTATCCTGGCATTGTTTATCTCCCTTGTCTTATCTTTTAATTCCCGTATAATATCTTTGTCATCGCATCTTAACGAAAAAGATGTAAGCAGAAGCATTAACAATACTAGCAACTTTGGCATCTAACCTCCGGTGGCATATTGTTTCTTTCGTATTTGTCTTAGTATTCCAACAGCACACTTATATTCTTCAATATTACATTTTCTATCTGCCTCAGCTAATTCTTCCTCGTGTGCTAAGTTTTTTAATCCGTCTCTGTCATGCTCCAACACTCTTTTCAGGTAACACGCTTCCCGGCTTGACACCTTTATCTGCATTCGGTTCCTCCCATGGGGTGAGATGTTCTGGCTTAAACCAGTATATCTTTCCTATATAAGCCTTGATGTTATACTGAAGTCCAATCTTGCCCGGCGTGATTAACTTGCAACACAGTTTCCCCTCGCTATGCAGGGCCAAAAGGCCTGAGATAGCAACCTCCTCAAATATCGCTCCGCTCCTACTAACCCACTTTTTAACTGCCATTTTTTACCCCCCCCACAACCTTTGGGATTCTTCTGTGACAATGTACCATAAAGTAGTATGTATCTTATCACCATTATCAAGCGTGATTTCTGTTCGATTGCCAAAAACATCGACAGTCTTAACATTAGCGTACGCTATCACCTCATTGCTGTTCATGCCAAATAAGGTTATTGTTTTCACACAGGCCTCCCTGCCCTGAGAATATTAAAACACTCCACGCAATATTTTACCTGATATTTACAATCATCAAGCCCATTGTGATTCTTAGGATCTCCGTCCTTATCTTTCGTAAACGGCCTATTGGACAAGTCTACCAGTGTGCGAATGTCACGCAGGTTGCGATATGGGAAGCAGAGCTTCTGACCAATCGCCCTATATGCGCTGTGCAGAATGGGAAAATCAAAAGTTGCATGTGACCACACGAGAGCTTTACCATCGTAGAAATCTCTCAGCGTCTGTAATCCTTTTGTGAGAGGTACAGCATTCTTCGTGAATGATGCGTTTTCTCGTGGTTGGTCAAACCAAAACTTAAGAGACCCGCCATCAACAACCAGACCGGCATTGAGGCAATCATCTATGTTAAGGTTAACTAGCATTTCGCTACCAAGTTCACCAGTGTCTCTGTCAAAATATACGGCACCAATTTGTGTGACAACAGAGCCTGGAGCTGTTCCAAGTGTTTCCACGTCTATCATTATATCTTTCATTCGACCTCCCGTTTAAATACGCAATAAAGACCGTCTGGCCCTGTGGATGCGATGTTAACTGAAACAAGTTCCCATCCGTCTTCTCCATATTCGTTTAATAAATCATCCAGAAGCCACCCCTTGTGTATTGCTGTTTTATATTCCCATTTTCTCATTCGACCTCCTCCCTATTCCTCCATCTCTTTCTTCCAAGTTATTTTATAATAAACATACTTTTCGTTGTCTATAGCCTTCTGGTCGCTATCCATATAGGCTTCGACAATAGTTGCGTGAGAACCCCGATGTCCCTTCAGTAAAGAGCATTCAAGAGGTTCCCCTTCGCTATCTGCAATCGTTAATTCTAACCCGCATTTTCTCATTTACCCCTCCTTTCTATCGCTATCACCAGCGTAATATATCTCATATTGCGGCCTCCTCTTTTTGAATGCTTACTATCTTAATGCCCATTTTATCAGCCACCTTTTGACAATTTTTGCACGGGTCAATGGCAAGCAAATCCCCGGCATCCCCTACTCTGCAAATAATTATTGTTTTGAGTCTAGATCCATAACGGCGTATAAGATTTGTTTCTGCATGAAGACCACCGTGTTGCCTATCAAACCTTGGTTTGTTGACTGCGCTCCCGACAACTTCTCCTTTGTAGTTCAGCCCTATCGCAGATATCTTATACCGGCACTTTGATTGCTTAGCCTTCCTTATGGCCATATCCATTATAGTCATGAGCTAAATATACCAAGCAAAAGCAGCGCAGTGGTCAACACAACAAGGTTCCAAAATACTATTTGAAATGATACCACGATTTCTTCTTGCATAAACCTCCATCATGTGCGGCAGTCAAGATTGATAACCCACACTCTACCAATCATGTTTTTACCAAACAGCATCTTAGTCGTGTTTATGCTTTGGATCTCAGTACCACGAATCACCATTAATATATCTTTATTTATGAGCAGTACATCGTCTCCGCATGGGTTATTTGCATAACTATCTCTGTAAAATATTGGTTGTTTGATCTTTGGGAATAATTTTTTTTGCACGCCCATGTGTCTTGCTTGAACCTCTTTGAGCAGAGCGTAGCCATTCTTTCCGTATATCTCTAGATTACCTTTATTGATAAGAGTCGGATCATATTGCAACATATTTAAAACGCCAGAGTACATTCCGCCTACGACAAAGCTATCGCAAATCTTGTTGTCGCCAGTGGTAATATCCTCGGTGAGCTTACCATAAATTCTTTTTAATGCTTGTTTTGAGGTTTCTTTCCCCTTTTTGGAAAATAAATAAAAAGTTCTAAAGTGCATTTATTCTCCTATGACGCTGCCAAACACTTCTCTAATTGCTATGGCGGCCTCATTGTGTTTTAAAAGGGCATCGCACACAGCCATCTTATCACTATCACTGAAACACTTTCCTAATATTGGCGCCACATCAAAACAATCCAGCCCGATACTGTTATCAACTACAACAGCAGTCCCGTCTGAGTATAGAGCAACAAAGTGCGGTATGCTGTTCTTTGTAAAGAATACAACCATCCTATATGTTTGATCTTCAAATGCTCCGGTAAAACTCATGAACATTTTATGTTCGAGACCGTTGTCTTCGATTTTCCACGTTATCTTAGATACGAGGTCTACATATTCTCGCTTGGTTAGTTTCACACGCCCTCCCCAGTCAGCACCCATTCTATTCTTTTTTGTTAAATCGTGTCAAGAAAAATTTTCTAGCTATGCTAGATTCTTCTTCAAGTTCTTTTTCTAACTCCTTATTTGACTGGGGTTTTTGAGTTTTGTAATTTTTCAATCTTTTTTTATAGGCTTTGATCTCATCAATACCGGCGGCCCAAAATTCTTCACATTTGTCTTTCTTGCGTGGAGATTGAACAAACCACGATTGCCGAGCGTCCTGCTCAGCCACATACCTATAACATTGAAAACGTTTCTGGCAGTCAGTATCCGAACACATCGTTATGTCGGCCATTTATTTACTCCTTTATTCTGTATTCTCTGTGCAATCATTCCTTCACGCTTTCTTCTAATATGTATTCTTGACCATCGGATATATATACAACTTTATATTTCCCATCTCCACTTCCATTATCCAACCTAAAACATTCTCCACTGATAGCCTTGCTCCCGCCGTTTTGGTGTGGATTATTTGTTTCATCTATAGACCACGCAGAATAGATCTTTAAAACTTTCCCGGTTTTAGAATATATTGTTAGTTTCATCTATCCTCCTATTTTATCTATCGCTTTCATTAAAATCTTTCCCGATAAATTCTGCTATCTTTTCCTTCGTAATTGGTCTATGGCTTGTTTGATAACTCCAATTGCTTTGTCAAATCCTATTAACTCTGCCGTTTCATATCCTGTCGTTCGAGTTTTAACCACACTAATATTTCTTTCCTGAATTAC